CGGCCACCGGCTCCGCTCTGGCGACTGGCTCGCTACCCGGCGTCACGCTGGCTGCAATCTCTGGCTCCGCGTCGGGCACTGGCGGCACGATCACTATCAGCCAAGCACGGGCGAACCTGATCTACGAAATCGCGCTGCTGCACGGGCTGGTTCCGGGTAACCCCCTGACTGTCTCGGCGACACAGCGTGCGGCGGGTAACGTGGTGCAGACCATCTCTGGCACCGGGCCGGTAACGGTCACGACGGTATCGAGCGACATCCTGTCTGGCAGCGTGGACACATGGATCGACGCACTGGCCGCAGTGCACGGGCTGACCTCGCCTCTGGTGGTGACCGCCACATCGCGCGACGCAGGCTCGGTGCACCAGACTATCAGCAGCGACGGTACAACAACGACGGTGACATCGTGAGCCTTGATGCACTCCGCATAGCGTTACAGGGCGCGGGGTTCCCGCTCTCGCCGATCCAGCTTGCCGTCCAAGGTCTGCTGGAGGAGCTGCGCTCCGGGGCGTATCAGGCGATGCTCGACGCTGGCCGGGCTGGCAAACACCCGCAGCGGGACTACCTGTCCGAGAACCTCAAGCGCCAGCAAGAAGCCCGTGACCGCAGGGCGCAGGCCGAATACAATCTAACACGCTTACATCAAGACGATCAGGACGCCGTGGAGTTCATCATGGCCCTGCTAAATACGGAGCTGCTCGATGGCTAAACGCTCGAACTCGCCATGCTTTGCCAAAGCTGACCTCAAACCCAAGGACATTGAGCGCTTGGAGCTGCTGGCCGAAAAGTACAACTCGACGAACCCCAACGCGGACTACGCCGCTGCCGCGCAGGACATGATCGCCGAGGCCAAGCAGTTGCGCGACGCCATCTACAAGGCGATGGTCGAGAAGGCCAAGACAGCCAGCGCCGCTCCTACCGCATTCGACCCCGCAAAAGGGGCCCAGCAAGTGGTCGGAGGGGATGGTGTGGCCCGTGAATTTGACGCTCAAGGTTTCGACTCGACTGGAAAAAGCTGGCTGGCGTACGCCCCCAAAGACCAGAAGAAGGTCGCTGCCGGTGCCACCATCGGAGCGTTCTACGAAACAACCCAAGGACAAGAGTCCCGCAGCGAATCCGCTGGCCCCTCCGGCAACACGGTCGAGGCAGTCAAGAAGGCCGTCTTCAAGTTCCTGCCGATCAAGTCCGACTTGCTGCAAGTTCTGGCTAACCCCAGTGAGCTGCCTGCCGATGTGCGCAAGCAGTACGAAGCCGAACGCAAGGGCAAGAAGGGCAACGCGCAGGGTCTGGTGTGGGGCGGCAAGGCTTACCTGTTCTCGGACTTCATCAAGCCCGGCGAAGAGCGTGCCATCTTCATGCACGAGGTTGGCTCACACGTCGGCCTTGAAGGCGACCTGACTGACGAAGAGCACCGGGCTCTGGCGTTCAAGATCGTGGAGTGGGCGCAGGAGACCAGCGGGACGCAGGAAAACAAGATCGCCCAAGCCGCCATGCGCCGGGTCAGCAACGCCAGCGTTGCGCCGGGCCAGCAGCAGTCCGAGCTGGTTGCGTACTTTATTGAAGAAGCCGTCCGCGCCGGGGTGAACCCGGAAGCGGAGATGAAGAAGAACACCAAGCTGGGCAACTGGTTCGCCAAGGTCATGGACTTTGCCAAGAAGGCCATCGCCCGCTTCGTTGGTGACATCGACACGATCACCGCACAGGACTTGGTCAACATGGCCTACGGTCGCGCCGCACAGGCGATGATCGACAACCGCTCGGCTGGAGACAAGGAGCGCAACCCGCGTGACGCGGTGCCCAAGTTCTCAGAGCTGGGCCTGCCCCCAACATCTGTCCCGGCCAAGCAGAACCAGAGCGTGGCGCAGTGGGCCAAGCTCGCCAAGGAAAACCGCAACGCGCCAGCGATGGCCGGTATCGCGCAGGTGACCCCGCCCGTGATGCGGATGCTGGGTTTTTACAGCCCGGTGGTGATGGACTACGGCAACGTGCGCCACATCTTCAACAAGCACCCCGAGATCACGGTCAGTGACATCGGTGCTCTGGGCGACCTCCTCACCCGACCCCGCGCAGTGATCCAGACAAACAACAGCGTCGTGATGATTCTGGACTCGCGGGACAAGGCGGGGAACCCGCTGTTCATGGCGATGACCAAGGGCAAGACCGGGGAGTTCAAGATCACTGAGGTCAAGACTCTGTTCGGCGGGGAAGAGTCTGCTCAAGTGGTGGCGACTGCGCTGCGCGATGGGCGAGTGCTCTACATGCGTAAGGCGGACATGGGTCGGCTACACGATTTACAGAGTACGGCGTCAATTGCCATCAACCCCGGTGACGGGGCCCCTAACGTGCAGACCCCCACGTCCAAGGGCATTCTATCAGATCGTGCTCTGGAAGCGTTCAAGAAGGACAGCAAGGGCAACTGGGCTACGCTCACCGAGACCATGCCCACGGCATCCAAGGCTCAGATCGACGCGATGCGCCCGATGCAGTTCTCCATCTCTGCGCCTGTGAGCGATGCCGCCCGGCGTGTCGGCGGTGCAAGCTCGGCCATCCTAGCTGAGAGTGCTTCGCATTTCGTGAAGAAGCTGGGCCTGTCCATGCTCGGCCTGCACGACATCGTTGACCGGTACAAGAACACCGTGCCCGCCATCGGCGAGTGGTACAAGTCCGTGCAGGACGTCGTGGCGCAGCGCACCCGCTACGAGCGCGAAGCCGAGGAGATCGCCCACATGGCAGACAAGCTGCCCGGCGGAACCCAGAAGATCAACGACTTCATCTCGCGCTCGACGTACGAGCAGAAGTGGGGCTACACGCCGACGTTCAAGACAGACGTCACGGTGGACCCGGTGCTCAAGAGCATGTACGACCAACTGACGGACAAAGAGCAAGCAGTGGTCCGCGAGGTGTTTGCCCACGGCGAGAAGATGCGCAAGGTGCGCGACGCCCTACTCAAGAAGTTGGGGGCCGACAAGATTTTCTCGGGGTACGCCAAGATCGACGGGCCCTACGCCCCGCTCAAGCGTTTCGGTGACTACGTCGCAGTGCTCAAGTCCAAGGAGCTGCGCGACGCCGAAGAAGCGAAAGACGACAAGCTCGTCGAGAAACTCAAGGCCGACCCGACGCACTACGTGATGTCCAAGTTCGACACCAAGGGTCAGGCTCGGCAGTTCGCGTGGGCAAACAACAAGGCCAACGGTGGCCGGTTCGACTTCACCGACGACTTCGAGGGCTCGGCCCGCATCAAGGAAGACCAGCCCGTGCCGTACAAGGTGGTGCAGGACATCCTCGCAGCCATGAAGATCAACCCTGACATGGAGTCCTCCGAGCGCAGCGCCGCTGTCAAGATGATCAACGACATGATGCTGCAATATGTAGACGAGCACAACGCCCGGATGTCAGGCCTGCGCCGCTTGAACCGCGCCGGTTACGACACTGACATGATGCGCTCGTTCCTCGCGCACTCCCGTGCAGAGAGCAGCTTCCTTGCCAACGTGGAGCATGGAGCCACGATCAGCGAAGCGTTCCAGAAGATGCAGGGGCAAGCCCGCAACTCGTTGGGCGAGCGTGAGCATCAGGACGCAGTGAACACCGTAGCCGAGCACTACGCTGACATGCTGCACTACAAAGAGACGCCGATCCAAGACCGGCTGATGGCTGGCACCAGCGCATGGCAGCTCGCTACCAGCGTCGGCTACCACGTTACCAACTTCACGCAGGGCATCATGGTGTCGCTGCCCAAGCTGGCAGCAGACTTCGGCGACTACTCCGGCGCATGGCGGCACCTGATCGACGGCTACCGCATGGTTGGCCGCGCTGGCATCGGCAACAAGTTCGACATCAACAAGATTCAGAGCCCCGGCCTGAAGAAGGCGCTGCAACTGGCGATGGACATGGGCGTGCTGGACGTCGGTATGAACGAAGACATGTCGCACTTCGAGGCTACCCGCACCGGCATCGGCGGCATCGACAAGTCCACCAAGCTAGCTCGCAGTGCGCTGCACAAGCTCAACCAAGTGGCGCGGGGCGTTGAAATCGTGAACCGTGTGTCGTCGGCAACCGCTGCGTACAACATGGCAATCGCCAAGGGCAGGTCAGAGGAGCAAGCACAGCAGTACGCACTGCGCATGCTGCAATCCACTCAGGGTGACTTCTCCCGCGTGGGCTCCCCGCTCCTGCTCAAGAAGCTGCCCAAGATCGTGACACAGTACAAGAAGTACCAGTTCATGATGGCCGCTCTGTACGCCAAGGCGTTCCAGCAAGCGTTCCGCAGTTCAGACCCCAAGGAGCGTGCCATCGGTCGGCGCATGCTGGCATACAAGATGGCGCACACCGGCATCGCCGCTGGCGCTCTGGGCCTGCCGCTCATGAACCTCGTGTCCATGATCTTCGGCGCTCTGGGTGGTGACGAGGAACCGCCAGATTTGGAGCGCAGCTTGCGCGAGCTGATCGGCGACGAGACGATGGCAAACATGCTGCTGCACGGGCCGCTCTCTGCTGCCGGTCTGGACATGTCGGCCAAGCTGGGCGACGACAAGATTTTCAGCATCCTGCCGTACGGCGAGTGGGACTTCTCAAGCGCATCGGGTCTTGCAAAGACTGGCATGAGTCTGGCCGGGCCTGCCGCTGGTCTGGGTGGCAAGTTCGCCGACGGCGTGGGAATGCTCCAGCGGGGCGAATACTACAAGGGCGTTGAGAAGTTCATGCCCAAGGGCGCGGCTGATGCCATGAAGGCGTTTCGGATTGCCAACGAAGGCTTCACGCTCAAGAACGGCGACCTCATGTTCAAGCCCGAAGACGTCAACGGGTTCGCTCTGGCGCTGGACGCACTCGGCATGCCGAGTTCAGAGATGAAGCGCATGGACTGGCTGCGCAGCCAGCAGTACGAGATCGGGCAGTTCTACCAAGACCGCACGAAGGAAATCCAGCGTGACTACGCCCGTGCAGTTGAGGACAAAGACCAAGACAGCCTGACCCAGCTACGTCAGGATTGGATGGACTTGCAGTCAGGCAAGAACCGACTGCGCTACCTGTTCAACGACAGCACCGACGCCCTCAAGGTACAACCCCTGTCCACGCTGCTCAAGTATCCTCAGACTCAAGCCAAGCGCGAACAGAAGTTGCAGAAGGCCGCAGGTGTTACTGGTTGACGGCAGCATCGCCTCCCTCGGGGGGCTGCTGCGGCTCCGGCTGGTTCAGGTGCACCACGTTGTCAGTGGGCACGCCATCGTATTCAACCGTCTCGCCGGTCACCTGTGCCAGCTTGAGCACGTTGACGCAGTAGCAGGTCACCATCGCCTCAGTGCTGCCGCGCATTCCCTTGAGCAGGTTGAACGAAGCAGACGGCACCTTGCGACCGGGGTAGACCGGGTTGAGTACGCCAGAGTGGCGTGCGTCGTGCATCATCTTGCTGAACGATACCTTGTGCTTCTGGCACCAGTCGCGCAGTGCGTCGCTGGAAACGTAGGTCACCCGGTGGCTCACCACATGGCGGGCATGCACAACGTGCGGCACCGGAACCAGAGGCTCATCGTATGCAGTCACATAGCGTGAGCGGCGTGTCTCGTTCAGTGTCACCGCAGTGTTGGCCGTCAGGTCGTGCAGCGCCATGCTCAGCAGGTGGGTGCCCTCGGTCGGCATGGTGTTCTCCACCACGTATGCCAGCCCCAGTGCGTTGGCCTGACGGAACGCCTCGATCAGCGCGTTGACATCGAACATCACAAGGTTCAGCGACTTGAGGATCGCGTTGAGCGCCAGCAGCGCACCAAGCCCACGGTACTGGAACCGCTCTGCCTGCTTGGCATCGGTCAGCTCGCTTGCCCGGTTGACGTAGGTTGTCACCAGCTTATTCACATCCGCTGCACTGTATTTGCACAGGGTGCGCTCGATGACAGCACCGAAGGCTCCAGCGCAAGACTGCACATCTGCCCAGTCTGCGGAGTATTGCTTCTTGAGGTCGTTGTCGAACTCTTGGATGTCGTCCACGTTCAGCTCGAACAGGCGGAGCTGGATGGCGTTGCTCACGTTGGAGGACTCGGTCACCAGTTCACGGGCGCTCTTGTTGGTAGCCATGAGAGCCACGAGCGCGAAGCGCACACCCTCACGCAGGCCACCTTCCTTGGTGCCGCGTCCACGGCTCTGGCCGTTGGCAATGGCGCTGACCAGCGCAGCGATGTCGTTGGCAGGAGTGCTGCCCATCTCGTCGAAGAACGCCGGATAGTTGCCCATCTGGCCCAGCTTCACCAAGCGATACACGTTGGTCGCCGTGTCTGCATTACCGTCACCAGACAGCGCGGAGGGCTTGCCGTACGCCAGCGCAACAGCCTTCATCACATGCGACTTACCCTTGCCGGAATCCTGCGAGTACAGGGACACCGACAGGCCGCATGGGGGCAGGGTCTCACCGCTCACGTATTCACCGGTCACGAAGGGCATCAGGGGCGAGGCCAGACCAAGCATGGCGGCAAGCTGGAACTTCACCAGCCGCTCGTCGCCGTAATACTTCTTCATGAACTCCACATACCGCTGCGCCTTGGGGTACAGGTCTGCGTCCCAGACGTCCGCGTCGTACTTCGCTTCGGTCGTGGTCGGCAGGTTGATCTCCAGTGCCTTGGCGGTCTCACGCAGGTCGTGCGAGAGGATGGCCTTGTGAATCTCACCCGAATGGGTGATGACGTTGTCGCCGTGCGCGGCGCTGATGCGCCCATTGCTGTCGATGAACATGCCGAAGCGGCGGTTGATCTTGGGCATGTCGCGCAGAGCCTTGACGGATGCGATCTGCATTTTTGCGTACTCCTCAAGCGCCTTGGGGGCGTGTTTGTGGGATGTGGTGTGGATGGACTTGCCAGCGAGAAACTCGCGGAACTTTTGCTGATTCGCCAGTAGGGTCTGATCCAGCGTGTAGGTCTGCACTTCCCGCTTGTTCCACTTGTGCAGGAACACCTGCGCAGAGTCGTCAGTGTGGGCGGCGTCCGACCAGCTACCGAACCAGAAGATGTCGTGTGTGAACGGCACCTTGACGTAGATCGTGATCGCCTCGCCGTCTTCGTCCTTGGACTCCACGGGCATGTTGTAGATCAGGGTGTGCGTGTCGCCGCTGCTCTTTACAGAGAAGCCAGCAGGTATGGACTCGTCCCACGGTGCGCCGGTTGGGGCAGGGGGCTTGGCCGCCTCTGGTTTCTTTTCTTCTGGAAGTGCCTCAACTTCGCGGTTGTTCATAACCCCGAGTGATATAGGCGACTTGATCTTGCCTTTGTGCTCGCACCCGGCGCAGTGGCTGCAACGCTTGGCGAACTCAGCGCATGTGGTTGGGCCGGTCTTCCAGTTGTCCAGCTTGAACTGCGTGTCGCGCTTGCTGTAGTCGGGGTGGCCGCTGCTCAGAAAGTGGGCCCACTCGTCACCCTCGACGGTGTACTTGACCACGCCCAGCATGGCACGCCAGTACGGCTCTTCCACGTTGCCCTTGACCCGCGCAGCTTCCTTCATTGCGGCGCACTGCGGGATGATCTTCTTGAGTGACTTGGGTGGGCCTTCGACGACCACGTCGCTGTTGATGGACGTGTCGTACTTCTTTGTCGGCGCATCGAAAACATCTTCGTCTTCATCAACTAACAGGTTAGTCACCAAGCTGGAAAACGTGTCAAAATCGTACAGCCTGCCGCGATTCAGGAGAGGCTTAACTTCGCTTCCGTTTTCGTGCACTGTGCCAATCGGGCGAAGAATGCGGGCGCTATCGGACGTGACCGCCGGGTCTTCCTTCAGACCGTGCTGGCGGAACACCTTGGACAGGCGACGTGCTATGGGGGTCCACAGGTGCGGCTCGATGGCTTCTTCCAGTGCCCAGTACAGGTGCAGGCCTTCGCCGCTGGAGATCAGGTAGGTCGGAGCCAGACCGGTTGTCTTGATGAACTCCACCGCGCCACGGATGGCGTCCTTCTGCGTCTCGTAGACCTTCTCTGCGCCATGTTTTGCGAACTTCTTTTCGCCTGCGTCCAAGTCCAGATAGAAGCACTTTTTCGCTGTGACGTTGGCCTGTGTACGGGCGTCCTTGTTGCCGTTGATTGCGGCCTGTTCTGCGAACCCGGCGGTGGCGAAATACATGCCCTGAACCTGCCCGTCGATGGCGGCTTGGGTGTGTTGCAGCAGCTCGTCTTGTGAGCCGAACCACTGGTGTTGCTTTGTTGTTTTGTCCCACAGAGCAAAGAAGCCTGTGGCGGGGAGCACGTCCCCGAAGAATGTATCTAGCATCTGTCCCCCGACAAGAAAAAATTACGCTTCAGTCAACAGCTCGCCCAGTGGGCGGATGTTCGCCTTCTCCACAGCGACCGCTATGGCAGCATCACGCGAGCCACGTCGCGGTTTCGGGGGGATCAGATTGAGGTTGATGGCACGCATGACCAGCTCCATGCGGCTCTCGATGTCCTTGGCGTGCAGCCGGTGCGGTTTCATCTTGCCGTGCAGCCACATATTGAGCGTCACTCGGCTAACACCTAACACCTTGGCTAGTTCGGTTTGTGTGAGCCCGGCTTTAATGGGCACCGAAAAGTCGATCATCTGGAAACTCCTGAGTGGGAAAAAGCCGGTTACGGTTCCGGCTCCAGCTTGCGCTGGACGTATCGGGGGTCAGTCGTCCTTGTTGCCCAGCAGCGCGTCCAGTTCGGACATCAGGCCTGCGGGGGCTTTAGGCTCAGCCTTGGGCTTCTCGGCCTTCTTGGGCTTCTCAACCACGTCGTCGAGGTCCGCTGCGGAAACCTCGGGTGCCTTGGGCGTGGTGGCCTTGGCGGATTTCACTGCTGCCTTGGCGGCAATCGCTGCGTCCAGCTCGGACGTGTCTACCTCGGGGGCAGCCAGCGCGGGGGCGGCTTCGTGCACACCGACGATACCCTTGGTCAGGTCGTCTTCGTACAGGGCGCTCACCTTCTCGTAGGTCGCGTCGTCCAGCAGGCCTGCGATCTTGAACACCAGCTTGGGAGCCGGGGCTTCCTTGTCGAAGGACATACGCAGGACCATCGCGTTGTACGGGATGTTGCGAGCTGCCGCTGCCTTGCACACTTCGGCGTAGCCAGCACGGGATGCTGCCGGGACGCGCAGCAGGAACGGCTCACCCATGTTGTTGGGGTCAACCATAGCCAGTCGGGTGTTGACCGAGCATGCGGTGCCCTTGCCGTCCTTGACGCCCCAGACGTTCTGTGGGCAACCTTGGCAGGTCTTGCACTGCTTGTCCGAAGCAGAGGGGTCGGGTGCAACGCCGTCGTGGCTGAAGCAGGTGGGCTTGGAGCCATCGCTCTCGCCCTCGGTGTAGGCCTTGGCGTAGAACACGCGGCTCTTGGTGTTGGCCCGCACCACGGTCACTTGCAGCGACTGCACTGCTTCTTCCTCACCGTCGATCTCGCGGGTCAGGACTTTCTTCTCGCTGCCGCGAACCAGCGTGAACACCTTGCCCTTGATGGAGAGCACGGTAAACGCGGGGCCAGCGCCCACCACGTCGCGGTTGATTTCGGCGAGCAGGGGGTTGGGCTTGGAGAGGTAGGCGGGCAGCTTGGCGGAGCCGTCGAAGGGGATGATTGCGCTCATTTTGGTTCCTTGTTAACGAGGTCTTGGAGTTCGATCAGAAAAGTTTTCAGGACTGCTTTGCGGTTGGGTAGCCGGTTAGCTATTGTGGTGATGGCCCCGGCGTATGCCTCCAGAACCATCTGTTGCGACATGGTGTCGCGGGGGTCGTCGAAGTAGCCCTTCATTACATCTTCAGTCCAGAGGACGCAGGCGCGTGTCAGGTGGTCTAACAGCTCCCGCCTTGCCTCCGGGGTCATGGGAGGATTGGGCATTTGGTTTCCTTTAGTTGGGGCGATGATGTTAACTCCTTTTTACGTTGACAACAATGGATTCGTTCCAGTTGATGCCGGGGGGCATCTCGTCGTTAGCCGCCTTGTACTCTTCCACGGCTGACTTGCTAACACGTTTCTCCAGCATCGTCCACGCTTCGTTCTGGCGGATGAACCCCAGCAGGGAGTCCCAGTCGGCCACGGTGGCGGCGGTGCGGTGTTGGATGTAGGCGGTTCCGGCAGCAGTGGGCATTGACTTCAGGCCCTGCTCCTGCATCTTCTCCAGCAGGTGGCGCTCGATGCGATCCAGCGCTTGCTCGATCTCGGCGACCTTGGCTTCGTACTCTGCCTTGAACTGCGCTTTCTGGTCGCGCAGTGCGATGTATTTTTCAACGATCTGGTCGATCATGGTTGGTTTCTCCTTGGTTGGGATATGTAGTATATCATAACTAACAGACTAACTTCGCTGCGGCGGAAATAAATTTTCGATTTAGGGTGACAACTTTCACTCACTTTCTCCTTTCAGAAGTTCCAGCAGCAGTCCCTGCATCTTGCCCTTGTGCTGGAGCCGGGCGTACATCTTGCGCTCCAAGTCGGAGCCTTCGATGTTGACGATCAGGGTGTTCATTTTCTGGCCGGGGCGCACGATGCGGGCGTTGGCCTGCTCGTAAATCTCCAGCGAGTTGATGGGTGCGAACCATACTATCGTGTTAGCCGCCGTGAGTGTCAGCCCGTGGCTCATGGCCGCAGCGTTGGCGACTAACACCCTCGGCTCCTTGGTCTTCTGGAACGCTCCGAAGATGCGGTCACGCTCGGTCTTGCTAACACCGCCGTGGATCAGCTCCACGCTGAAGTCCTTGGCGATCTCCTCGGCCACCGCGTTGAGCGCCCCGGTGAAGGGAACGAACACGATGACCTTGGCCCCGGCTTCTTCGATGATCTCCTTGACCAGATTGATGCGGTGCTGGCTGGGGATGCTCACCTCGCCGTCCTGTGTGTACGCCGTACCGCAGACAATCTGTAAGAGTTTGGTCAGCTTCGCCGCTTCGTTCACAGCAGTCACCTGCCCGTCAGCGAAGTCCACCTTCATCTTGGTCAGCATCTGGTAGTACGCAGTGCGCTGCTCTGGCGTCAGCTCCGTCTGCCGGGTCATGAGCGTTGTCGGCGGCAAGTCGATGCACTCCTCACGGGAGAACCGCACCGACGGCTGCATGGCCTGCCGTACCACTTCCAGCGATCCCTCGCGGGGGGTCCACTTGAACTTGGATAGCGGGCGCATGACCTGCTCGCGGAACACGCCGAAATACTTGGGCACTCGGGTCGGGGAGATCAGCCTGACTTGCGCCCATGCGTCGGTTGGTGCGTTGGGGGTCGGCGTGCCGGTAAGGCCCCAGACCCAGTCCTTGTCCTTGCAGATGGCCCACAGCGACTTCCAGCGGTCGGTCGATGCGTTGCGGAAACTCGCCACCTCGTCCACGCAGATCACGTCGAGTCCTTCGCGCTCGCGCAGCAACTGCACCGTCTCCTTGGACTTGATGCCGTCGTGGTTGATGATGTAGATGTCGAAGTCGTTAGCCAGCAGCTTGTGCCGCTTCTCGCGTGTCCCGTGCAGCACGGTGAATGTCAGCTCGGGGAAGTGCTTGAATATCTCGTCGCCCCATGTGCGCTCCAGTGTGGACAGCGGGCCCAGCACCAGCATGCGGTTGACCATCCCGAGTTTCTTCAGGTAGTCGAACGCCCAGAGCACGCTCATGGTCTTGCCGCTGCCCATGCCGTTGAGGCAGAACGACTTGGGGTTCATGGTCAGAAACTCCGCCGTCACCTTCTGATGGATGAACGGCTTGTACATGCCCGGCCAGTCGTAGTAGCTGCCCATCGGAGCCGGGGCGTCGAACCCCATGTTGCGCAGCACGCGCACCTCCTCCATGCGGTGGGGAACCGACACCAGTGTGTGCCCCTTGACCTCGACCGCCTTGGCTGTGGGGATGACGGTGGTCACCCTGTCCGGGTCGTTGAGGTTGAGCAGCAGCTTCTTGTGTTCCTTGATGACTAGCATTAGAGGGTGTCCCTCCATTCGTTGAGCCGCGACGTGCCGCGCAGCTTATCAGCTATGGCCTTGGGGGCAAGGTGCGTGTAACGCTTGAGCATGCCCCAGCTCTTGTGCCCGGAGATCATGGAGACTTCCTGAATGCTCAGCCCCGCGTCGAACAGCCGGGTGATGCCTTCGTGGCGCAGATCATGAAACCGCAAGTCCTCGATGCTCAGCCGCTTGCATGCCCGCTCGAACGACGCGCTCACCGACTCCGGGTTGTACGGCAGCATGCGCTCGTCGATCTTGGGCAGTGACTCAAAAATTGAGGCAGCGTCTTCAGGCACTGGTACTGTCTCCGTGCGCGGGGCCACCGGGTGCTTGGTGTCTCGCAGGATGATCTGGTCGCCAGTGAAGTCCTCCCAGCGCATGTCCATCAGCTCGCCCAGCCTGCGCGGAAACGCGATAGCCACTTTGAGAATCGTTGCCATCGGGATGCGGGTGCTGGGGTGGGATGATATGCGCTCGAACTCTCGGTGTAGGGCCAGCAGTTCTTCGCTTGTTGGGCGTCTTTCGCGGCTCTTACTTCGAGCGGCTGCTCCAACGCGTTGTAGAGCTGCAATTGCAGCTTCTGCGCTCTCTGCATTAACAGCGATTCCGAACATTGGTTTTGCTGCGCCGAGGCACGCTCGTACTGTTGCGAGGTCGTGGAGGACTGTGGCTCCTGCGGCTCCGGCTTGGGCTCGCTTGACCCCGAAGTTGACCAGTCGCTTGGAAGATATGGATGTGAGTTTGTCATCTTTGAACTCCTCTGCAAGGCGGTTGATTTCCCATGACATCTGACGGCGCACCGGCTTGACTGCGTTGAGCGCTTCGAGGTACATCAAGAGCAAGCTGCCCAGTGTGGTGTTACCCTTCACGCGTTGCGCAACGCCATTGACCTTGAGGTCAGCTTCCAGTCGGCTGGCCCAGTCCTTGGCGAGTCGCTCCGTGCGGAACGTGCGGGCTTCCTTGTACAGGTGGCCGTCCACTTTGACCCGGACGATGGCCTGATAGTTGCCTGCTCTTTCTCGTATTACTGCCATGTGGTTCTCCTGTGTGACAAGCGGTGTGACAAGTTGGGATCGTCACAATTACCGTCACAAAGTATAGCGCAATATACCGGATTAAAACTAACAATGTGTAAGCCAACTGACCGTGGAACACCTCGTGAAACATCCATTTCAGACTTACATCGTGTAAGTGTTGCCCCGATGATGGATTGGACGGATTGTTAAGTTTAATGCGGGCTAGCGCCGTGTTGGCGCACTGGTGTCACACCTGCGAAGTTTCCCAGTCCTGCTTTGCAGTGGCTGCACTGGCGTCGATGAACCGCGCCAAGTCCTCGATGTGCACCATGCGCGGGGCCTTGCGCGACACCCCAATGCGGAACGTCGGGATGCCCAGCATGTTCATGGCCGCACGCTCGTTGGCGTGCCTCGGTGTCATGTTCAGGTACTTCTCGCAGATGTCATCAAGCCGCACGGCGGGCATGCGGTACACCGCCAGCAGCGCGATCTCGGTCTTGGTCATTTGCGTTCCTTCTTGGACGTCTCAGACTTCATGGAGCCGTCCTTGTTGCGAGCGAAGCTGCGGTTGGCAGCAGCACTCTGAACCTGCAAGTTGCTGTCGGAGTTGGTTCCTCCGCGCTTCACAGCGGTCAGGTGGCCTACGTCTTTGCCGTCGTTGGGCTTGACCTTGCCTTCCTTCTCCAGCTTGTAGCGAGCGCGGTGGCGCATCGCGTTGTCAGTGTCCTCGCCGCGCTTCTTGGCGGAAGACCATTCCTGTTTGTAGTCTCGTTTGTAACCCGGTGACGATGGCATGGCAGCTCCTAGTAGTTAGCCTAAAATTTCCAGCAGCTTCTCGATGTAGTGCTGGGCCTTCTTCACATCCTCGACGCCGCCCTTGTCTTTGCAGCGTGCGAGGTACTTGATCGCGTTGCCGCGCAGGAAGCCCGCGAACTCTTCGTTGGACATCCACTGCTCCATTGCATCCCACGGCTGGATGCTGTGCTTGGCGTAGTGAGCGCCGCCGACCTGTCTTGATCTTGCTGTCATACGATTCCTCTGAGTTGTTCAACGTCGTCAATGACGACTGCGATGCCGCCTGCCAAGTGGATGCTGTCGATCTGTTGGCGTTGCAACACCGACGTGTTGCCGCGCTTGCCCGGTGCCTTGGTCTCGATGGCGATAAAGAGACCGTTCTTGCAGCACAGGAAGTCAGGCACCCCGGACGAGCCGAAGCCCGTGCCCATCGGCATGCAGTACCAGACTGCACGCTCCTTGAGGTACTTCTTGACTGCGGCCTTGACCTTGCCTTCTGGTGTCATGCCCATGATCAGCAGCTCAGCAACAAGTCAGACTGATCGCGCACCTGCTTGGACAGGGCTTCGACCTCATCCATCGCCATGATCAGGCGATCCAGCAGCGTGGCTTCGGCATCGGTCATGTTGCCGCGTGTCTGCAAAAACAAAATCAGCTCCTCGTGTGTCATGGATGCTAGTGGAAACATCACTTAATCCTTCCTGAAAACTCACATTGATCTTTGGTCACCGGGCACCACTTGGTGCACAGCCCCGATGGCTTCGGCGGGAAGTTGTCCTTCTCTGCTGCCTTAGTCAGTCTCGTCACTCTGGGCAGGAACTCCTGCCAGATTCCAGCGACGTCGTCCTTGGTAAATTCTTTCGAGTCGATCTTGTTGTGCGCCAGCCAGACGTAGCCTGTCTTCACCGTCTCAACGAACGGGTGAGTGGCGAACGCAGTAGCTGCGAACAACTTGAGCTGGTCGTGGTCGTCCTTGGGCTTGCCCGTCTTCCAGTCCAGCACGATGGCGTGCGTCGGCTGCACCACACCAACGTCGATCACTCCGCGCACCCAAGCATCCTTTGCGAAGAACGTGGTGGGCTTGAACGACTGCGTTAGTGCGAACTTGTACTCGACTAACCGCTTGCCGGGCGTGGCTTTAACGCGCTCCACCAGAGGCAGATAGTCCGCGTACTTGTCTGGCAGGTGCTTGTCACCGTTGAGGTGGTTCTCCAGTGCCTTGTGCACTTCGTTGCCATGCAGTGTGGCCTCAGTCTGCGCCTCCACCACTTCTTTGGTGATGCGGGTTAGCTTGAAGCGTCGTGGGCATGTCTCGAAGGCAGTCAAGCTGCTGTAAGACCACGGTAGGATTCCTTTTGTCATGGGGTTATTGTGCCATATCGCACGGTATTTCGTTAACGTGTTAGCACCGACCCGAGGTGTGATAGACTATTCGTGATCGGTTGTTTGGTTTCTCCCGGTCATCCTTTGTTAGTTGGGATTCGCCTCGCCTTAACCGGCGGGGCGTTTTTTTTTATTTGTAAGGATCGTGGCGCAGAACTGCTTCGAGTTCCGCCAGCGATGCAGCACCTCTGCTGCCGCTGTGTCTACCACTACGGGCTGCGTCTTCCAGTGCGTCGAGCCGCTCGTCAACCTTCTTCCAGAACGTCTCCAGTACCAGCGCGATGTCGTCCTTCTTCAGTCGCCTCGGTGCCGCAGCTTCTCGGGCTCGTTGTAGGAACGCGTCTCGCTCTGTCTTCCAGAGAGCTGACTGTCGCTGCATGAAGTCGAGTCGGGCCCGGCCCACCAGTTTGTCCCGGTCAGCACGCTGTAAGTTCTCGACGTCCGCCGCCCTGCGCTGGCGCAGTCGCTTCTGCTCCATGAACAGTTGCATGTAGGCTGACTTGTCGAACTTGTCGTCCTGTGCCGTCTCCAGTGGTTCGTACCCGGCCTCGGCTCGCTTGCGCTCCACCAGCTCGATGACCCCGTCGTACACATCGGGTTGAGCTACCTTGAGTAGCGCCAGCGGATTGAGCGCCGCAGCATCCCCGGTCAGGCGCAACTCCTTGTGCCGGGCCATCAGTGGTGCTGTGTCCAGCATGGTCTGAAATAGACTGTGCGCGTTAGGTGCTTTGATCAGCAGGTTGGCTGCTGTTATCAGGTCTGCTTTGGTTTGTTCATCCATTGACTACTCCGTTAGCTCGTATATTACTTTACACCTTTATCCTTCACTTTCCAGTGGGAATGTACGAATGAGGGCACATCTTTACAAAGCGTGCGGATCAGAGGTCACTTGGCCGCACCATAACTGGGCGCGATGTCACCTTCCGACCACGTCACCAGCTCGGGCCACCACTTGAGCGGGGTACGCATGATCTTCTGCAAGGTGTCCAGCCCGTCTTGCGCCTTGGAGTCCCGCAGCACGCCGACCCACTCGTCATGAACCAGCAGGGCAGGGCGGTAGCCAGTCTCCATGAAGAACTGAAGCGTGTAGTCCGCCATCGCGTCCCGCGCCAGTGCCTGAACCATGTTTTCTGTAACCTTCCCGGCATAAATGCGTGCTCGGTGACGCCCCTCGCCGTACCACCACTCGTTGTTGCCCTTGGTATCGGACTCCATGTGCAGCTTGGGGTAGCGGATGATGCGCCCGCTTGGTAGGCGGATGCCGTGCTCACAGGTTATGCACAGACCCCACGGGTCGATAGCCCGCTCGTTGCCTTCGTAGATGTCCATGAGCGAGTCGTGGCAGGTGCGCCAGCCTCGGGCGATCTCAACGTGCGCGTCGCGGTACTTGAACACCACGTCCTTGGCCTCGTCGAGCGTCATGTCCACGCCGCCCATCATCTTGGCAACCTTCTGGAACGTAGCACCGCCAGCACCGAAGCCCAGTCCAAGGTGAGCGACCTTGCCCACCTGACGCTGAACCTTACTGACTTCTGACTCCTCGATGTTGTACAGGTCGTGCGCTGCGAAGTAGCGGTACAGGTCAGCTTTGTCGGGCGGCGCCTTGAACAGCTCCATCGCATACGGGACTTTCCACAGAAACATATTGACCCGCAACTCGATGCCAGAAAGGTCAGCCACAACAACGTCGTGCCCGGCGGGGGCCACCATGCAGTTGCGCAGTGCGTCAGACAGCTTGCCACTAACACGCGGCAGGTTCTGGGGGTTGTATGCCCAGCCGCTCCAGCGCCCGGTGGTCGTGGCTCCGCAGTAGTTGAGCGTCACAGGCAGTCGCCCCTGAGTTGCTGCACTGGCTTCGAGGAACGCTTCGATGCGCGTCTCCAGCAGTGTGGACTTCACAGCAAGGCGGGCTCGGGCGGCAGCAGCTACCACGGTGTCGTCGCTCTCCTGCAAGTCGAGGAACTCTTGGTCGGTCTTCGCAAGCGCGGGCACCTCCTTGTCAGGGTTGGTGGGGCTGGGCTTCATCGGGATGGGCACGTTGCGCTGGGTCAATATGTCGCTGAACTTGGCAGCAGACAGGAGTTGCACGCGCACCTCGTCTTCGACCTTGCTGGTGTCGCCGTCGATGTCCATGTCCAGCAGCTCTGCCAGTTGCAGTAGTGCGGTCGTCTTGCGGTTGCGCTCCTTGACCAGTGCGTCTCGCAGCAGCTCGGTGTCCACGTTGAACGCAGGCTCGGTCAGCATGCGGATGGTCGCGTCGATCTGCCACATCTCGGCAGCGGTGTAGTGGGGCTTCAGCTTCTTGAACAGGGCATAGCACTGATCGGTGTCGGCCTTGTTGTAGCGGGCCATGTCGCGCAGCTCGTCGGTCGTGAAGTCCTTCAAGTGCTTGCCCTTGGTGTTGAGCAGCGCGGCGTTGTCCTTCACACCCAGCGCGTAGTGCTGCACCAGCTTAGCCAGCGAGTTGCCCACGGTGATCGCGTGAATGGGCCGGGCCATTGCCAGTGTGCAGCCCCACATCTTGGGGCGGATGCCGAAGCGCCACGCCAGAATCATTGCGTCGAAGGCCGACATGTTGTGGCCCAGTGCCATAGCGTCAGACCAGTCGATCTGTTCCAGTGCGCTCCGCACTCGCGCCTCGCCGAAATAAACGTCCGTGTCGGCGTCGTCCATCTTGATGGAGCAGGAGATGATTTCCGTCTCGGGGTGCATGACGTAAGACAGCGGCAGCATCTTGGTCAGGCTGTGGTCTTGACTCCAGAATGTCTCGAAGTCCAGTGTTGCGATTTTCATTTCCAGTCGTCCTTGTTAAATTGCTGGCGCACCAGCTTCATCGCGTCCTTGAGGTCAAGGCGTATCTGTTCAAGCGCGAACTCCTGCTCTTGCAGTCTGTCGTACGCGTCACTGGCGAAGTTCGCTAGGTTGGTGTGACTCCACGCGGCGAAGTTTGGTTTGTCTTTCTTTGGCGGGTTGCTCATAGGTAGTAAACCTGTGGTAGTTGAAACATTCGTACCGACGCCGGGTTCGTCCGTTGGGTGAGTCCCGTGTCTCTAACACGTTAGCTGGCGCGTTGCACTCGGGGCACCTCATGCGGTCACCATTGAGTTGACGACGGCCATCAGTTTCTTGCGCTCTTTGTACCGGCGCGATGTCTCAGCGCGTGAGATAGTCGCCCGCTTGGCGTCCTTGCCCGGCCCCCACATATAAATCTTGATCTGCGGGCGTCCGTAGTCGTTCATTTCCCACAGGGCGATGTGGACAAGGCCTTGGCGGTGCATCTCTTTGGTGTACTGGTACACGGTCAGCACATGCAGCCCCGTCTCGTCGGCCAGCTCCTTGCAGGAGCGCGTGCCCTCGTGCAGCAGCTTGATCAGCTTGCAGAAGATCATGCAGTTGACTTTCATGTCAGCACCATCCCAACCACAGGAACAGTCATAGCGATAGACACCAGCATGGAGTACACCAAGTACCCCTGCAACGCTCCGCCACGTTCAAAGTCATTACCACCGGCCCAGTAGATCAGTGTGCAGAACGCCCACGACAGGATGAACACAAGCGGCGGGAAAAAGTATTTGAGTTTCATTTCAGTTGCTCCTTGATAGCGGCGATGGTTGGGTCGTACCGTGCTTCCATGTACTGTGGCGCACTTCGTTCGTCCACACAGTCCCTGTTGTCCTCAAGCACGTCAAGCGCCATCCGCAGCACAGCGTCCTGTTCCGCGATTCGGTTGGCTTGTCTTAGGTTTGCTGCGTGTAGCGTGCCTTGCCCTTCCGCTGTGTGCGATGCGAATGAACCTTTGGCTGTTAGTGCTGGGTGGGTGTAGAGAGCGCGAAGTTCATAGTTGTACCCATCAGCTATGTACCGACGCATTTCAGCTACGCGGCCTTCTATTGTTTCCAATGGATTGCGCGGAACAAGACGCTCCCACTCGCCCCACTCACCATAGTTCGCGGTGTACTTGTTCGATTCTTTGTATCTGAATTCCCACGCCACAAGCTCCACCTTGGTCACCGGCACACAGCAGTTTCCATCACATCCGGAGCCACCGCAGCGGTGTTCGTCATCTTCTTCCTTGCCGAACCCTTTTTTCCTGCGTGTAAATCCAGCGGCGGTCAACTTTTGGCTGCGTGTCTGCTCCACCGGCTCCACCTTGGTCACTGGTGCTGCATATAGCGGCATGGGATCAACCTTCACGGTCACAGGCACAGGGCCGTGGACAACATTGTTTGCCCAGTAGAACCCGCGCTCTTGGAAGTCGTAGTACGCGATAGGTTCAGTCATGGCTTCTCCAGTGCTGCACGGGCAGCGTCAACGTATTCCCTAGCCAGCTTTTCGGCGTAAGCGCGGTCATGCGTGTAACCGGCGTGGTAGTAGCCAGCAATCCATGCGTCCATCAGTGCTGTCTCTTGTTCAGGTTCGTCCCACCAGATGCACCGTGACTTCGGTTCCTCTTTGCAGTTGCAGGTTTTCTTTGAGCAATTCATGTCTTTGGCTCCCGTTTTGTACGGGTAGTGTCGATGGCGGCTTGTAGGTCGTGCTTTTTGTGTAGATACTCAGACGCATAGCTTCCCCACTCTTCGATGTCTTTCGCCAACGCCCCCCGCAGCCGCTCGTTCTCTGCGACAAGCGCATCGACTTCCTTCTCAATGCGTAGCAGTCGCTGGACATGCTCTTTCTCCAGCGCATCAATAGCAGCAGCGAGTGCGGCACGTATTGTCTGATGCCCTGTCTCAATTTTGTAGAGCGCTGCGTATGTATCAGCCAGTTCCATGATGTTCATGTCTTCTCTCCCCAAATTGCGGCGTGTGCTTCAATCATGTCAGCACCTCTATAACAATCGCCAGTACCATCAACAAGAGTCCGAACGCAACCGATACATTCGGGTGAATGTGTGGAGCCGCATACACAGCCCCGACAATCAAGAGTAGTTGTGTGGATTTCATTTACCTTCCCCCAGTGCTGCTCTGGCAGCGTCTTCGCTTAATGCAATGTCGACCGGATTGTTTTTGCACCCTATAGCGTGTCCATGCTGGTAGTTGCACAATGGGCAGCGTCTATTCAGTGCTGATTGCGCAAGAACTGCGCGAATGTCCTTGATGATTTCAGGAGCGGTTCCACCAACACGCAAATCTTCCATCGCGTTAGCCGCTTCCCTCGCAAGATCCCGCAGCCGCTCGTTCTCTGCCATGAGTCGGTCACGTTCGACACCAGTTCCCGTGGCGGCTATCCACTTTTGCGCGTTGTCTAGCTGTGCTGTCAGCCGCTCTACCTCTGCGTAGGGATTGTGGGTATCAGGCACCTTGCCGTCAGCATAGCTCTTGGTGATGGCGGTTATTGCAGGGTGGTGCTGAATGCAGCTAAGTGCCTGCTCTGCCGTCATGTGTGGTTTTGTTCCGTGATGTACGGCCCAACGCTCCACGAATTGCAGCGTGTCCTTCAGCCGCTCGTTCTCTGCGCGGAGTGTCAACGCATCATTGAAATACAGGTCGCAGTTTTGTGTGGCAAAGTCCCTTTCCCCTGTCAGCGCCTCGTTCTCTTTCTCCAGCAACCCAGCGTGTTTCGATAGCACGTCAAGCTCTTTCTCCATCGCAGCCACAGCAGCAGCTAGGTCTGCGCGGCATTCATTGGGTTCTCCGAATGGTTTGTATGTGCAGGCATACGCATCAGCCAGTTCAAGAATCTTGCTCATGTTTCCTCCTTCTCAAGCGGCACATCGCGCCATTGTTCGTCGGGCACAATCATCTGTTTTTCAACATCCCATCGTGGCGCATTGTTTGTCCACTTCTGCTGCAAGACGCGGATTGTTTTGCGCTCCCACTTGTCGTCACCGAATACTTCGCGCTCCACAAAGCGCAGTTCGTTTGTTGGTGTCATGCTGTCCCCCTGTTGCGTACCTGCGCTGCCAAGTACGGCGCATCTGCGTAGTCTTCAAACCACTTAGCTATTGCCTCTCGCTCTGATTCCACAGCAGCGTTCCACGCTATTTCGCAGCACCGCTTAAAGTCTTCGTTGCCCCAGATGGCATCGCTCCACCATTCTTCAAATGTCATGCTGTCCCCCTGTTGCGTATGGCTGCTGCGCACTCTTGAGCGCCTTTCCTGTACGCGTACCACGATCCGTCGTACGTCTCACACACCTTCGCACAAGCCTCTCGCTCTTTAAGAGCAGCGGCCTCGGCTACCAGTGCTGCGAAGCGTTCAAGGTCATTCAAGTTGCACTGGAAAAACACACCGTTGCGCGAGTTGTTGATACCGGCTTCACGCGCCCATGCAATGATCTGTTCGTTCATGTCAACTCCACCAGCAGCATCCCCACAACAACGCCCGCCAAAAACACAGAGACTGTGTTGAAGACGCGAGAAGGATCGCTCATCCATTCAAGTAGTGTGTTCATCGCTTCGCTCCCTGAATCACCGCCATAGCAATGGCCTTCTGCGGGGTGTCAAAGTATTTAAGACAAAACTGATCGGTTACCCATTTCCCGTCCTGAGACTGGTATGGAAAGCAGTCATACCGAGCAGCAATCGGCCCGATCACGTCCCAGTCGCGGTAGTCGAAGATGCGCCAGTTAGCATAGATGCCAGCCCCGTACCACACGGCAACCGTATCGTCATAAATGTCCAACTCTTTCCACCCAATCGCAAGCGCGAGGGCTTTGTTTATTTCGAGGTCTGTCATAGCAACTCCTTCGGCACGTCAATCTCATCGCCCAACTTGGACGCCACATAGCAGCGCATGGCTGCGATCAGTGGTGTGGGGCCGGTAAGAGTTAGTCCGCTACTAAACGCCCAGCCGCCAGCTTGTGCGTTCCACACTTGGTCTCCGCGTGTGTTCGTCTGCCGCAAGTACGTGGCGATTACCTCACGCTCAATGATCGGGCCACCTTGGGCCCAGTCGGTTGAGTAGTTCATGTCGCCTTCCCCGTGCATCAGTGCGAACTCAGACTCAAATGTGCGGTCAGCCGGTTGCCCAATCTGCACCCCTTCACACTTCGCCACCGCCCAGTCAAGGGCGGGGCCTATCAGTTCGGATGTCTTCATCGCGCCTCCTAGTAGTTAGTTGCTGGACAGGTAGTGCTGCAAGCGTGCGATGCGGTCGCTCTCATACTGAACCATCGCGGTGCAGAACTCCTGATGTGACTGGTAGTGCAGCAGCATGCGCTGCGCGTCGGCTAGTTCCCGGCATGCCAGCTCCTTGGCTGTGGGGGGTGTGAACGCGTTACGCCATATCTCGGTGAGTGCCTTCATGCCAAGTCCTCCTGTTTGTCGATCCACGCGCCAAGTGCAGCAACCGCGCCCATCAGGCTGGGGTAACGTGCGGCGAACGTCGCGTGCGCTACATTGTTCGAGTTGTGCGAACCCGTCTCAAGGTCTGCGCTGATGGCTGCGATGATGTCCTGCTCCAAGTCGCGCAGGGTTTCGATTTCTTCCTTGATCATTTCTTCATCTCCTTCATCAGGGCCTTGTACTCAAGGAACGCTGCGAACTTCTCCGCCTCAGTGAGACCCGGTGCTGGCGCTGGTGCCACCTCGATGCGCGGTGCGGCCTTGGCTTCGATGACACGCATGGCTGAGTCGAACACGCGTTGCGTCGCGATAGTCTTGACCTTCTTGGTCGTGCGCTTCTTGCGCAGTGGGGGCTCGTACTCCTGCGCGTTGGTCACGCTGTAACGCTTGATCTTGGGGTGCAGTCCGTGGATGGACGTCTTGCGGCTCACGTCGCCATACACCTTGAGGGTGTCAGCCTTAGTCATCTCATGCAGCACCTCGTAGGGCAGGTAGTTCAGACCCAGCGCCTTCTTGATGTCCTCGGCGGTCTTCTCAGGGTGATCCTTGAGCCAGTGCCAGATACGGAACTTCACGGTGGGCAGCTTCATACCGGCTTCAGTCATTGCGTTAGTCATTGCATTCATTTTTCACATCCTTGGTGTCGAACAAACTTCGTCTTGCACTTACCTTCGCATGCACTGTTAATGCAGCGAGCTTCTTTCTCGGTCTCCTGCTTCTTGCTCGCGTACCCGGCGATGAAGCCAGAGTTAGCCACGACCACAATCAGCAGCACGTAGAGGATCAGCCGGTGAATCATCCGATCCCCTTGCTCTTACACTTCATGAAGTCCATAGCGCCGGGTCGCACTGCTTGCGGCGTGTCCCCCATACCGGTGCGGTACGTGTCCGGGTTCCACAGCGTGTTGTGCTCCATCGGCAGCGCCTCGTTCTTCTTGCGCGCTCGCGGCACGTAGCCACCCGCTCGGCGCATCTCTTTCGGTGCGAGGTTGGACTCCACGGGCAGCACAGCCAAGTCCTTGGCGAACCTGTTGACCCGCGTCGCCTTCTTCTTCATGACGGCTAACTCGTTAGCCAACGCACTTGTTTCTTTCTTCATAGTCCTGCATCCCACAATCGCCATTGATATTCCATGTCGCCGAACTCGCACTCGTCGGCGCTCTCAGGCACGGGGTCACGGCCCCGGCCTTCATACATCCACTGGTTGTGCGGGTTGTCCCGCTCCAGTTCTTCGGCTGTGTAGCCGCGTGGCACCTTCGGTTCGTTCATATGACCCCCTTCTCTTGAATCCAGTAGTGGTACTTGATTGCGTTGTCGCTGGACGACTTGAGCATCCGCATGTGGGCGAACGCTTCGTCTTCCTTGGCGTGGACAGCTTCGACCCATTTGTCTTTCCCGTCGCTGTACCAGAGCAGATATACGATCTTCATGTCAATCTCCAAAAATGTTAGGGGTGCCGGGTTGTGCATTCCCTGCCCGGCGCAGGGTAAAGGAGGGGACGTCGGCAGAAGTACACACCACCAGAGGGGCCGAGCGCCCACGAGCAATAAGCAGATGCACCCACTGTCTCGCTCGCATCGTTATGCACCCTCTGGTTAGTGGATGCTTTCGACCTTGCGGTCGGGATACCAGTTGGACATGGGCTGGTCACGGAACCACTTCATCTCTGTGCGGTTGGTGCTCACGATGTCCCACATCTTCTCGCTGATGAGCCCGTCACCTAGTAGTTCCACTGCCAAGTACGCCTTGGTCACGCCCATCTCTTCGATCATGCACTCGATCTGCTTGTTGGTCGTGCCGTTCTCGATGTAGAACGCATCCAGCATGGAGCGAATCTCCAGCACGTCGTCCAGATAGTCGCAGTCCACGCTCACGCCATTGACGGAGTTCTTCTCAGTCTTGGTCAAACCCGTAGGCTTCTTGCCACCATTGCTCGTACTCGCTCCATCCATGCTGGCGTACTGCTTGCGCTTCTTCCCGACCTTCGCCACCTTGGCCGGGCTCCCCGACTTTTTTGCTGCGGGCTCCTCGAACTTCTGCGTCGTCGGGTTCCAGTTGCCCCACTTGCTCGTCATGCTGGGGGTGTAGTACGTTGCCTTGCGGGGCAGGTACTTCTGAGCCGACCATGCGTACTCGTTGGACAGCCACGCGCCTTGGAACGTCACGCCTTGGTGCTTGTTGATCACAGCGATCTGCCCGGCATGGTTCATGATGGCGAACCGGTTGTTGCCGATGTGCTTGCCGATGATCTCGTTGAACTCAGGTGTGAACGCAAGCGAGGGGTCAGCAGCGAGCAACACGCGCAGGTAGTCCTTGATGTAGTGATACGTGTCGGACTTGCTGGTGTCGGCGTAGTTACCCGTGTGCAGCACGCCGTTGTGCATGAGCAGCATGGGCATCTCAGCTTCCTCGGTGAAGCCAAACACCTCGTAGGGGTGGCAGTTGTCGTAGTCGATGTCACCGTGGGTGCGCATGCGGTAGTGCACGCAAGCATCCCGACCACGAGCGTACGTGTTGTAGAAGTCCACAGCATCGTTCACATCGCGCGGGATGATCTTCTCTTGGTGCAGGTAGCCACCCTCTGCCCACATCACACCGATACCATCACGGTTGCGGGTGTAGAAGTCAGCGAGGTGTTCGTTGGTGAACTCGGTGTCTTTCGACTGGACGATAAGCAAACACATAAGGTCTCTCCTTTGTTGGTTATTAAACTGTTTCAGCCTGCTCTGGCACAGCGGCCACAGCCAGCTTGGGTTGCGCCTTGGGCACAGCCACATCGGCCCATCCCTTGCGAGACAGGTACAGACGCAAGTTGCGGGTGTCCTTGCGGTTATCGTTGCGGTTGATCCACGCAACGAAGTTGTCCACAGTCAGCGACGTTGCTGCCGTGTCCCGTGTGAAGCGCCACACTGCCTGAGTGAACTCAAGGCACGCCATCATGGACTGGTACACCACAGTGCCACGGAAGATGCGGAACTCCACCGTGTGCTGGTTCTGGAAGTTCAGCGCCTCGTAGCGGTTGCCCCCGTTGATGCGGGACAGCGCCATGCGCTCGTGGTTCGCCGTCGTCCTAGTAGTCGTGCCGTACTTGACGTCCTTGACAGCCTGCACCGCCAGCTTCTGCGGCGTGCTACGGCACAGCGCATTGTCAATGCGAGCGAACCCGTCGTTGTAGCGACGTGCCACATCAGACACCAGCTTCTGCGAGCCGGAGTGGTTGATGAAGTAGCGCATCTTGGATGCGTGCACCAGATGCTTGGGCTTCTGGATGTGGACGTGGATACCACACGAACCACCCTTGGCATCGTGGCTGCGCAGCTTACCCTTCCACGGGCTGGTGCCGTCAGCGTTCTCGAACATCTGCTTGAGCAGTGCTGCATGCGTGCCCAAGTCGGTGAAGCCTGTCACCATCTCGAACCCACCGGGCCCAGTGCTGCCGTCTTCCTCGAAGTGCACGTACTTGCGACGTGTTGCCTCGTCGATCAGCGTGATGCGGTTGCGCAACTGGCGGGCAGTCATCTCCCGGTCAGTGCCGCCGAAGGCTTGCATCTCCAGCTCCATACCCAGTGTGATCATCTGATCACGCTTGGCCCCCACGAGGCTCGGCACGAAGCCCACGATGGACTTGCCTGAGTGGCGACCGTTGATAACGCCGGGCTCACGGATGACACGTTGTGTGCCATCACTCCATGTGTGCAGACGGTACGTCGGCGGCACCAGTATGGTCTCACCGTTACCAGTCAACGCGCTAACAGCGTTAGCTGCGCAGTGCGGGCAGTGCAGGCTCACGCCATACACGCCTTGCATTTCCACGGAAGTGCCCGTGTGGTAGTGACCGCAGCCGTCGGCACGGCTAATCTCGACACCCGCCGCTGCGTTGATGCGGGCAATGATCTCGTCCAGCGTGGGCTGGTACTCGCTCTGGGTGTTGGCAAAGCCCGAAGCGATGCGCGTGATGTAGTAGCTCATGTTGGAGTCGTCGCGCTCCAACGCACACTCGATGGCCTTGCTGATGCTCTGACCAATGATGCGAGCCTGCTCGCGCCGATACTCACGACGACGGGGCCGGTAGTAGTCGAGGGACTTGGTCACACGGGTGTCCAGTGCAGCCATACGCTCAACCCACGAACCATACGCACGCTTCTTGGTCACGTTCCAGTGCGCCACGAACGCCATCGGGTTGACGTCTTCCACGTCGAACACCTGCTCGATAGAGCTAGCGCGGGCATACGAGTAGTCACTCAGGCTTTGGGCGCTATGGAACCCACGGCTCGTGTAGATGTGCTGATTGACCACAGACTGCGTGACTGTGGCGTCGCCGTTCACATAGTTGCCGTAACCATCCCAGCGTCCGCCGGGGTTGTAGTTGAAGTCCCACGTATAGCCCGCACCCGTCATGCCCTGCACCAGATTGAACCGGTGCGTCGTGGTGTTGAAGAACGGGGACACCTTCAGGAACTTGCCGTCGGTGCTGACATCCACCACCAGATACAGCGTGCCGCGACCGTAGTTCTGGGTGTAGCCCCAGCCGTTGGAGCCGAACATGCCCACGGGTACTCGGGTGCGGCGGGTCGCATGGAGGGTCACCAAGCTACCCACTACGGGCTTCTGCTTGGGCGTGGGGGTCACTGTGCCAGCCACGGGCACCATCTGCCCGTTCGAGAACACGTTAGTCTGCACCTTGGTGCGGCTAACAGCACTGAGCGAGCGCGTGACTCTCCTAGTAGTCCGGGCTACTGGCACCTCGTAGGCCGTGCCTTCTACCAAGCGACGTGCAGTCGCAGATGTGCGGCGTGTTGCCATGTCGATCTCCTTGTGGGCTGTACTGCCCTGTTAGTCAGTTGGGTTAACCTGAAGTATAACGTACTAACACGTCACATTCAGTGGAATCAGCTAGGTATTTACCCTAGCTTGTCAGGTCGCTGCCCGCATTGTGGGGAATAGCGCATCAATCTTGGCAAGCGCGGCCCGAGCCGCCGCGTAGAACTGCTCGCGTGTCAGTGGGGTGAAGCCCTCGATGCGTGCCGTGTTGCAGTGGATGAGCCACTCAACATCGAACTCGAACTCCTCGGCGTCGCTTGCGTCGAGCAAGTATGTGTTGATCCAGTCCTGATGATGGGCATCGAGGTCGCTGAAATATCCCATGATGTTCTCCTGAGAAAAAAGACAGGGGCTAACGCGCCCCCGGTGTACGTGCCTGTTACGCGGGCAGGTCGGGTTCGGTTTCGTGGATACACACGCAGGCGCGGAGTTCATCCCCCGCATTGGGCCCCGTAGGGCTTTACTAACCTGACCAGTGGGGTCTTCAAGGGCCAGCTACTAACCAGTGGGGGTTGTTCGCCACACTGGAGCCCTACGGCTAACCATGAGCGCCGGATGCTCTCGTATTAGATGCAGTGCGGGTGCCCATCTTCATAGGCCTCGAACGCCCGGTCTCTGAACTCGGACTCGAAGTACGCACTGGGCTTGTCAATGTGGTAGCGCACCGGCCCCTCGGCGCTAGCAAAGATGCCGTCAATGAACGCGTCCAGCGTCTTGGCATCGGCTGGCAGGACGTACCTGCTCGTGCCCTCGCACATGTCGCAGTCGCGTTGCCACACGATGAGCGCAATCTGGCCGTCCTCTTGGTCGTCGCGCAACTGGCGCAACCAGTCCTGTCTGGACTCGCGGCGTGCTCGGGCAGTGGCAAGCCACTGGTGCCGCTCCTCCCATTTGTTGAGCAGGCGCAGCGTCTCGGACTGGGTCAGGTGCTTGCCAATCTCGCGGCGCAGGTTGCGGGTGAAATCGTCGGGGCTCATCATGACGGGGGCTCCTGTGGTTAGTGGGCGCGCATTGTCTCACCTGTTAACAGGTTGACACGCATTCGTTGGTCGGGTTCTGTGCGCACCACTATCGTGGTGTGGTGGCTGTGCTGCCTTGGGCCGTAGACTGCATCGCGCAGTCTGGCAAACACTTGCTTGCCCAGTGGCATGCAGCGCAGTTGCAGTGCGCACGTCTTGACGTGGTTGTGGTAGGCCACATCGGTTGCGTCTTGCAACTCGTGGGCCGCACGTTCGCCTAGTAGTGGCCTCCTAGTAGTCGTGGTCACACTACCTCCACGAAGTCGGCGAAGTCATCGGGCTCGGCAGCATCGAAGTCCCAGATGTGGCACCCGGTGTCGTCGCCCACGTAGGGCAGGTTGTACACAAGGGGCAGGGGCAGTTGGATTCCGGGCATGTCAGTCCTCCAGTTGGGTTGAGTGGTACACGGTGAACAGGGATGCGGCACCCGCAACTACTGCCAAGGGCAGGGCAATCCACGGGTTGAGACCATAGCCAACCTCGACGTAGTCGATTGCCATTTTTATCAGAGTGGCTGCGGCGAACTGGTAACCGAGTGCGGCTAGGTACAGGGAAAACTGCATCATGATGGGGTTCCTTAGATTGACAGTTGGAAAGGGGGCTTAGGCTAACAGACTAACACGTCAACAGTCAATGTAATCAGGGGTATAAAATTCCTACCCTTGACAGTTGTTCTCTTGATTCCTTACATTGACAGTTGGGGTTCTTCTCTGATTCTCTTGATTCTTATTACACCCCTTTTGGGAGAGAGGAACTATCAAGAGTAGAAAAGTGCAGCGGGGTGCAGTCCACCAGAAAATAACACTCGGCTCGTGTATCTCATCGCCGGAGGGTGTTATATGAATCTGGAGAATCAAAACAATCAAGAGTAGAAGGGAGTCAGGTTTTCTTCTCTTGACAGTTGACTGCCCCATACTCTTGACACTTGCACATTTATCACTTCACCCATTGGTATGCAGTGAACCCACATACCGATGAGGGGGGCTTGCGCCCCCTGCACCCCGCCCGTTCAGGCAGTTGCACCCAGCAGAGCTGCGATCTTCTCGGCCAGCTCAGCGTGGCTGACCTTCACGCCCTTCTTGCTGTAAGACTCGGCGCGGTCGAGCTGCTTGCGGATTGCTTCCATCAGGTCGAACTCTTCGACCGCAGCCTTTTCCAGCTTGAAGGATTCCCAGTTGTTGCACACCTCGCGCAGGGTCTTCACGGTCTCAGCGTTCCAGTCCGGGGTCTTGGCATCGAAGAACTCGAACTTCTTGTCAGCCTTGATCCAAGCCAGCTTGCCGTGCTTTTCCAGCAGGTCGAGGATTGCCTGCTGCTTGGTGGACTTGCGCAGGCACTTCACCAGTGCGTTAGCTGCGCCAGCATCCTTGTTCACGTTAGCGAAGTACAGCGCGGCCAGCAGAGCCTTGCCGATTTCGGTCGTGGCGCGGGCTTGAGCGCGGGCAATGTTAGCGATGATGGTGTTGAATTGTTCCAATGTAAACATACGATTCTCCTTGGTTGTTGAGGGTTGCCGGACACCGTCCGCCACTGCCCACCGCGTAGAGTGAACAGGAACTGACGTAGTCAGATTTGTGTAAGTGCTGGTATTACCGCGCCAGCGTCGCGGGCTTTGCCGTGCTTCAATCAGGGTATTACTGGCGCCCCCTGCGGCGCCTGCATAGTTCACGCTATGCCGTTCGATAGACCCTTGCAGCGCCATGCGCCGCTATATGCTTTTGGTTCGGGGGCTTGATGCGCTATCGACCGCTTTTCACTGATGAACCCGCGTATGTTGCCCGCCAGACGCTAACCCTCCCCGATTCAAGCCTTGCGACCATCGGTTCGTTTCGTGCATTCAGTACACTTGCTGTTGCCAGCCGTTCCACCGATTCACTCCGCGCCCTGCGAGCCCGCACTGCCACCAGCGTCAAGCCCCTACCCGCCACACTGAAGGGCGGGTGCCCTATGACCGCCCGGCTCCTCCAGCCCGCGACTAATCAATCGGCCCACGTTGCACATCTTCCGTATCGCCACCTTTCGGCTTGCGTTGCAACGTTCGGTAGGTCTGGCAGTGCTATCTTTCAGCCTCGCTACACCACTCGCTTTTTGTTGAAAATCCGGCCTGCCGGGGGGTGGGACAAGGGCGGCTGGCCCCGCCCCCGAGCCTTATCTCTGGCTCTCAGTGGAAATCAGTTTTTGAGCCCCTGTTAAGTAAATGACACCTAGCTAGCTAACCCCACGAGGCGGCATCTGGTTAGCAAGGAGTGCGTTGCCCGGAGGTGTTAGTTGCGTTATCCTATGGGGCATGAGCACTCAAACAGCACGAGACCGGTTCAAAAAGAACTTGGAGGACGGTGGCGATCAGGTCATCGTCGAGTATTTCAAGCGGCTGGGCAACGAAGCCGAAGCCAGCATCGACGACCTGCGCAAAGCGGTCGAGCTGGTTGCCAAGGCGCACGGTCTCAATCAGTCCGACAAGGTGGACTCCATGATGCAGGTGAGCTGGACCATCAACGGAGGCAACGTCACCATCGGCGTGACCAACCCCAGCGCTGCGCCAGAAGCGACCGAAGTTATCGAAGATGCGACCATCAAAGAGGTCACTGGCTCACCAGATGAGCCACCTGCTCCCACCACCCCCGCTCTGGTCATTCCGCCACTCGAGAACCTGCTGGACCAAGCATGAACTACAACGCAAGCCCCACGGGCAACCTGTTCCTTGCCAGCCGCAAGTTCATCAAGATCATCATGGGCCCGGTGGGTGGGGGCAAGTCCACGGTGGCGTTCTTTGACCTGCTCGACCGCGCATTCAATCAGGTGCCGCACAACAACATCCGGCGCACCAAGTTCATCGTGCTGCGCAACACTGCCGCTCAGTTGAAGGCAACCGTCAAGCCCCTCATTGACCAGTGGATGGTTACGATGCCGCCCCACCCGATGGGGCAGTGGAGGCTGACCGACAACACGTTTGAGATCAAGGTGCGCATTCCTGATGGGACCGTCGTGCACACTGAGTTCGTCCTGATGGCCGCAGACACGCCAGATGACGTGCGACGCCTGCTCTCTGTGGAGTGCTCAGCCGCTTGGGTGGAGGAGTCCCGTGAGGTGGACCCCGAGGTGTTCGCTGGTCTCCAAGGCCGTACAGCCCGCTTCCCTAATATGGCGTCCGGCGGGGTTACCTACCCCGGAGTCATCTGCTCGACCAACCCGCCGCCTCTTGGGGGCTTCTGGCACGAGTTGATCACCAAGCCGCCCACGAACACCGAGGTGTTTATCCAGCCAAGCGCCATCCTCGCAGACGGCTCCATCAACCCCGACGCGGAAAACCTGTCCAACCTCGCTGCCGACTACTACGACAACCTACTGGCTGCGAACACCGAGGGGTGGATCGACGTCTACCTCAAGAACAACTTCGGGCCGGGCAACATGGGCCAGCCGGTGTACAAAGCGAGCTTCAGGCGCGACTTCCACGTAGCAAAAGACCCGCTCAAGGCCGTCTCGGCAAGCGTGAATCCGCTGATTGTGGGCATGGACAACGGGCTGCAAGCTGCGGCTGTGGTGGGGCAGCTCGATATGCGCGGGCGGGTCAACGTGCTGGCCGAGTGCTACGTGCCAGAGGAGCAGACGATGGGGGTGGAGAGCTACCTCGACAGGCTCCTAATACCCCTGCTGCGGAGCAAATTTCCCCAAATTCGGCCCGAAAGTATCGTTTTTGTGGTCGATCCGGCCTGTTTTCAGCGCTCTCAGGTCAACGAAATGACCATCGCGCAGGCCATCCAGAACCGGGGTTTCAGGGTCGTAAAGGCCTCCACAAACGACCCGGAGAGGCGAATTGACGCTGTTGAGGGCCTGTTTTCACGCCAAATCGACGGTGGACCTGCCTTTTTGATCGACCCCGAGTGCCCGTACTTCATCGAGGCCTGTGAGTGGGGCTACCGGTACAAGAAGTCAGCCAGCGGTCAGACGACGCTCACCCCCGACAAGAGCCACCACAGCCACATTTCGGACGCGGCGCAGTATCTGGCGCTGCACTACAACATCATCCACCACGGCGGCCCCAACATGGGACGAAGGGCGGCTCAGACACCCAAGCGCAGCTCGTACGTTTACAGCTAGGTTTGCAAACAGGTTAGCCTGTTATATACTCGGCCAACTTCATGGACTAACTATGGCGCTTGGTCTGACCCCTCCGACATCGTTCTCGTGGGCACCTCAACCCGAGGAAAGTCCAACCGTCGCTGCCCCGGCAGCTCCCACACCCAACAATCTGGGTGGGCTCATGCCCGTCAAGTCTCTGGCCGCTATGCAGGCCGAGGACGCCACAGCCGCTGCGACGCAGCGTGCCATGCAGGAATCCAGCCAGCCGCTGGTGCAAGGACTCGTCGCTCAGTTGCAGAAGCACTGGAGCATTGCCAAGATCGCCAAGCTCGAACCCGAGCGCAAGATGCTCGAAGCAGTCCGCGCCAAGGCCGGGCGCTACTCCGCCGAGATGGAAGCCAAGCTCAACGCCAACGGCGGCTCCACCATCTACATGATGCTCTTCGCTACCAAGGCGCGGCAGGCCAAGGCGCTCTTGGCCGACGTCATGATCGGCTCGGGCGCTGAGAAACCTTGGACCATCTCTCCCTCACCCAAGCCAGACCTGCCGCAAGAAGACGTCACGCAGATCATGCAGGCGGTGCAGCAGACGGTCATGCAAGCCGAGATGAGCGGCATGCCGATGGAAGTTCCCATCATCCGCCAGTTGTTGCGCGACGCACGCGACCGGGCCGAAGACCAGATCATGCAGACCGCACGGTTCGAGTCCAGCAAGGCCGAGGACGCGCTCGAAGACGCGCTGGTGGAGGGTAACTACCTCGAAGCGCTGAGCGAGTTTCTGGACGACCTCACGGTATTCAAGACTGCGTTCATGAAGGGGCCGGTGGTCAACATCGAGTCTCGCTTGCAGTGGGTGCAGCAGCCCGACGGCTCCAGCAAGGCCGACGTGCAGGAGGTCAAGACCCTCAAGTGGGAGCGGGTTGATCCGTTCATGATTTATCCCGCCCCGTGGGCGAAGAACGTGCAGGATGCGTTCCTGTTCCAGCGTCACCGGCTAAGCCGTGGCGAGCTGTCTGCCCTGATCGGTGTTGACGGCTACTCAGAGGATGCCATCCGTGCGGTGCTCGACACCCACGGCCAAGGGGGCTTGCGCGAGTGGCTTGCCATCGACATCCAGAAACACCACGCCGAGGGGCGCTCAAGCGTCATGGCGATGGGCGGCGACGACCTCATCGACGCGCTCCAGTATTGGGGCAACGTCTCGGGCAAGATGCTGCGCGAGTGGGGTATGAAGGACATCAAGGACGATGCCAAGGAGTACCCGGTGGAGGTCTGGCAGATTGGCGAGTACGCCATCAAGGCCGTGATCAACCCTGACCCGCTGGCGCGTCGTCCGTACTACGCCGACGGCTACAGCCGCATCCCCGGAGCGTTTTGGCATAACAGCCTGTACGACCTCATCGAGGACTGCCAGAGCATGTGCAACAGTGCCGCGCGGGCGCTGGCTAACAACATGGGCATCAGCTCGGGGCCGCAGGTGGGTGTCAACGTGGACCGCATCGCGCCGGGCGAGGACGTGACCGAGCTATACCCGTGGAAAATCTGGCAGTTCAACAACGACCCGATGGGTTCGAGCGCCAGCCCCATATCGTTCTTCCAGCCGGGCTCCAACGCCTCCGAGCTGATGGGCGTGTACGACAAGTTCAGCCTGATGGCCGACGAGTATTCGGGCATCCCGCGCTACATGACGGGCACCGAGGGCACGCCGGGGGCCGGGCGCACAGCGTCAGGCCTGTCCATGATGGTTGGCAACGCGAGCAAGGTCATCAAGTCGCTCGTCTCCAGCTTGGACATCCATGTGACGTCGCCAGTCCTGAAGCGCCTCTTCGACTGGAAGATGCAGTACGACACCAAGTTCAACTTCCGGGGCGACCTCAACATCGTGCCGCGCGGGGCGCTCTCGCTGCAAGTCAAGGACGCGGCTAACCAAGCTCGCATGCAGTTCCTCCAGATGACGTCCAACCCCATCGACATGCAGATCATGGGACCGGAAGGCCGGGCGGCGCTACTGCGCGAGTCGGCCAAGAACCTCAACATGAACCCCGACGACGTGATCCCCTCGCTCTCGGCGCTTCGCTTGAAGCAGCTCGCTGCCTCCCAGATGCAGCAGCCCGAGGGACAGCCCGCACAGCAAGCGAGCGCCGGGCCACAGAGCGGACAGACACTGGCTGACGGCCAGCCCATCACAGACAACTTCAGCCCTCAACCGGCATAAGGAGCACACCATGCCCATGACCCATCCCGCGTATAACTTCGCAACCGTCGCCCCCAACGACTCCACTGACCTGCCCGGCGGACAGGCCCGTGCGTTCTACGTCGGCACTGGCGGCACTCTGGCGCTCCAGAACAACGCAGGCGTCACTGTATCGTTCCCCTCGGTCAACGGGGGCTCCATCCTCCCGGTGAGTTCGCGTCGGGTGCTGGCGACCGGCACCACAGCGTCCAACATCATCGCACTGTTCTGATCATGCACGTCGGCATCGGCTTCCCCCTCACTGGAGTGGCGCAGGCGCTGTATGCCGCGCTTAATCTCGACTTCCTCACAGGCACCCTCGACCCCCGCATCACATTCACACGAGCAGACGCAGCGCCTGCGGCAACGCGGTTCAACTCGTCTGGGTTGATGGAGGTGATGGGGGTGAATTTGGCCCTCAATAGCGATGACCTGACAAACGCATACTGGGCGAAGACAAACTGCACAGTCACAGCCGCTTCTGCCTCGCCTATCGGAACTGCGTTCAAGCTGACTGAATCCGCGACAACCGGCGCACACAATGCCGGAAGAGCGTTCACTGCACTGACCGGAACCTACACATTTTCCATTTACGCCAAGGCTGGTGAGCGCCGCTACCTGCACCTGTGTGAGTCTGCAACGCTTGCGGGACGCGCAATCTTCGACTTGGTGGGCGGGACTATTGGGGCAACAGCAGGTTCCCCAAGTGCGGTGATGACAAGCATTGGCAGTGGTTGGTATCGCTGCTCAATCACTCTGACTGAGGCAGGGGCTGCGTTTGGCGCGACATTTGGAGTGTCGGACACGAACACAACCGGCATTCCTTCGCCTTCCTACACTGGTGATGGTGTGAGCGGGTTGTATGTGTCTGCACCGCAGTTTGAGTTGAGTGCTTCTCCAAACGCCTACAGCCCCACGCAAGGCACGTCCACCAGCGGCCCGAGGTTCATGTACGACCCTGCAACGCCAGCGGGTGTGACGGGTGGGGAGTTGGTGACGAATGGCGGATGGACTACCCCCGCTGGGTACGACAACGTAACAGTAAACTCAGGCTCTGGGTTCGTATCAACAGGTGTTGCTAGCTCTAACCGCGTATACCTGAATCTTGCCACTGTTCCCGGTAAGACGTACCGCGTTGATTGGACGGGGTATAGCCTATCAACTGGCACTGCGGCAATTTACGCAAGGGATGGCGGAGGCGGAGGCGGAACAATCCTAACCACCGTATCCAACGCCCAGAACGGCAATGGTTCGCTGTATTTCGTTGCGGTAACAACCGCGTCGAATATCCTGTTTGCTGCTGCTGCTGTAGCTTCAACTCAGTCCGTCGCCGCTGCGTCGATCAAAGAAGTCACCTTCACCCCCAGCGGCCTGTGGATCGAAGAACAAAGAACCAACCTGCTGCTGCATAGCCGTGACATGACGCAGGCGGCGTGGACGAAGACTGACGTTACCCCTGCGAGAACGCAAGTAGGCTTGGATGGGGTGGCTAATACGGCGTGTTTGATGACTGAGGGGACTGCTCTCACGGCGTACACCTTCCAAAATCCTGCCACAGCTTTTACAGCAGGCGGAACAATAACGGTGTCGCAGGTTTTGAAGTACGGCAACTGCCCGTGGGTTCGGTTGGATGCTGCTGACTCTACCGCAGCGGCTGGCGGTTATAGCTGGTTCAATCTCCAAACAGGCGCGATAGGCGGGGCAACTGTTTTTGGTGTCGCCACTGCTGCGTCAAACACGATGACACCGCTGGGCGGCGGATGGTATCGCTGCACTTTGACGGTGACGCTAAACGGTGGATTCACGCTGGGTCGGATGGCACTGTGCAGTGCATCTGCGAACCTTTCTGGAACGCGCGTATCCGGTGCCACCTACATCGTAGACTGCGCCCAACTCGAAGCCGCATCCACGGCGTCCACGATCATCGTGACTGGCGCTGCAAGTGCGACACGGGCGGCGGATGTTCCGCTGATGAACGGCACCAACTTCTCCAGTTGGTTCAACGGGACGGCAGGTACTTTTGTTGTCGAGTACGCGGTGAGCTACTTCAACTCGAACAGGAACCTCGCCTTCTCCGTGAGCGACACTGGGCTCAATCGACTGGCAATGCGGGCGACAGAGAGTTCACTCCCCGGCAACTTTGTTGTCGGCAATGGCACCGTGAACGCCAACCTAACAACAGGCGCGATTACCGCTGGTGTCGTGAAGAAAGCTGTGTTGGCGTATTCCACGACTGAGGCTCGGTCTTCTTACGCAGGGGCGCAGGCAAGCGTTGCGGCTACTGGATACACGGCTGCTGCACCGACAAGCATCTACCTTGGTTGCTCGGAGTCCGGCCTTCTTCAGTTGAATGGGCCGCTGCGCAGGCTGACGTACTACAACACGCGCCTGCCAAACGCGACAGAGGACGCCCTCTCGCTATGAAGCCCATCCTCCTAGCCCTCCTGCTCACCGGCTGCTCTGACATGGTACTGACCAACCCGCGCGAGACAACAACGATCACATGGGTAGACCGCAAGTGCGGCCACTCGGCAGGATGTGCTCTGGTGATGGCAGACAGGTGCTACGTTGCAATGGAGCGCGAAGCCCCCGACTGGCTGGTGGCTCACGAAATGAAGCACTGCTTCGGGTTTGAGCACAAATGAGTCTCCTCACCATCCTCATGATCGTCTACGGCGTTCTGGCTTACTGGGGCTGGTCGATTGCTCGCATGGGCAAAGACTGACCTGTACACTAACGCACTAACAGATTACAATTTTCACCAAGGAGTCCGTATGGCTACCAAGAAACCGCTCCCCTTCGAGAAGTCCAAGAAGGATAAGGAGCCCAAGGGCATGAAAGAGGGTTCTCGTAAAGAGGAAGCTCTGGACCGCAAGCAGGCAAAGGGTAACCCCTTCGCCAAGTTCAAAAAGTAAGGAGAAATCCATGTCTATCGACGTAAACAAACTCCGCGCCACCTCCAAATCGGTGGAATCCAACGGCGGCTACTGCGCTCCGAACCAGCTCGGTAACGGCAAGAGCCACCCCCACACTTCTGGCTCCATCAACGTGGACGCTCTGAAGACTACTGGCAAGTCGGTGTCCGCTATCAGTGGCTCTGTCGCCACCAACAAGAAATGACCGACGAAGAACTGTTCCTGAGCGAGAAGGCCGAATACTTCGGCAACCGTCTGATCTGGCGTCACAAAGACGTCGGCATCAAGGTTCCCGGCGGCGCGATGATTCTGACCCCCGAGGGCGAAGAAGTGTTGGCGCAGCTCAAGGACATCACTGACGTGGAAGCTAAACCGGCCAAGAAAGCACGCAAGGCAGAAGTCACAGCGAATGTTGATGATCTGCTCGGCGGCGATATTGCTTGACGGTCTAACGCGTTAGTGTTATATATCCGCCAATGACTAAGGACGAAGAGCTGGCGCTGTTTGATTACCTTGCCCGAAACAGCAAATTTCGGGACTGGCTTGAACAGAAGCTCTCGTTTGAAGTCGAGGCACTTATCCAAACACCGGATGTTGATCAGCTTCGCCGCGCTCAAGGGCGTGCCGGATTACTGCAACAGATGGTGAAGCTACTTGAAGTAGCACCGGGCGCGGTGAAACGCTGATTTTTGTCCGTTGACGTGTTAGCACGTTAGCGTTGTGTTTACCTAACACCGGAAAGACCGGCTAGGAGAGAGAAATGGCATTGCCCAAACAGGTTCAAGCGCAAGTTGATGCAGCAGACGCGATGCTGGCCGAGGCCAACAAAGCCCCAGAGCCAAGCAGTCTGTCTTTACTGCCAGCCGAGAACGCGGAACCCCAACAGCAAGCCCAGCCACAACAGGTGGCGGAGCCCCAAGCAGCGCCCGCTGTACCGGACCCAGCACCCCAAGCCGATCCCTTCGAGGCGCGGTACAAGGTTCTGCAAGGAAAGTACAACGCTGAAGTCCCAGCCCTGCACAAACAGGTCAAGGACTTGGAGAAGCAGCTCACAGACGCCGTGCAGCGTATGGAGCAGTTGTCCCGACAGCCCGAGCCGCAGCAGCAAGCACCGAAACACGTTGTGGACCCCAAGGACGTCGATAACTTCGGCGAGGACTTGGTGGACATGGTGAACCGGGTAGCAAGCGGAGCGATCCGTAATGCCGCCCAAGCGTTTGAGACCAAGGCGTCGGCTTTGGAGGAGCAGATCAGAAAGTTGTCAGAGCAGATGACTGGGGTGACCCAACACACTGTGGTGACAGCCGAGGAGATGTTCTTCGACAAGCTGGCAAAGATGGTCCCAGACTGGGAGCAGATCAACGCCGACGAGCGATTCCTCGCTTGGCTGGCCGAAGCTGATCCTGTCTATGGTGTGCCGCGACAGAACGCTCTGACGCATGCACGCGAGACGCTTAACGCAGAACGGGCAGCAGCCGTGTTCCGCACCTTCGCCGGGCCCACTAAAGCCGCACCGCAGCCTGACCCCTTGGACAAGCAGGTAAGCCCGAAAAGCACAGGCGCTTCTCAGCCCGCCCCGCAAGAGGACCGGGTGATCTCGCAGGCCGACGTGAACAAGTTTTATGACGACGTTCGCCGAGGACTCTACCGGGGTCGTGAGCAAGAAGCCATGCAGATCGAGGCCGTGATTAACACAGCTCTCTCCGAAGGCCGCATCAGGTAAGTCGGCACTGGCGGGGGCGATTTTGGAGTAAACACAAATGGCAAACGTCTCGTCTCCCGTCCAGTTCGTGGGCGGCGCGGAAAAGTCCGTGACTGTCCCTGCGTCTCTCACGACTCAGGCCCTCGCAATCGCATCCGGCACCCTGTCCGGCGGCTTGAACGTGCTCACCACGGTCAACGCTACCTCCGGCATGGCCCTGCCTGTGCTGCCCGCTGGCTCCATCGTGATCGTGACCAACACGGTTGCAACTGCCACGACTATCTATCCCCCGCTGGGCGGAACCATCTCGGCCATCGCCAGCGCCGGAACCCTGAATGCGGGTGTCACCTTGGCCGCTTCTGGTCAAGCCGTCTTCATCGCTGTTGGTAGCGCCAACGGTGCTGACTTCCACCGCGCCGTTTAACCCACAGCCATTTAGGAGAAAATCATGGCAGTAACTCGCAACTCTTCCGCCGTCTTCCCGACGTCCGCTCCGTTCAACACCGCTACCCCCTACTCGGGTAACTTCATCCCCGCCGTCTGGTCGGCCAAGCTGAACGCCAAGTTCTATGCCGCCACCGTCTTCGGCGAAATTGCCAACACCAACTGGCAAGGTGAAATCGGTTCGATGGGCGACAAGGTCATCATCAACACGGCTCCGACCATCACTGTGTCGGACTACGCCGTCGGTGGCTCCGGTCTGAACTACCAAGTTCCGACTCCTGACACCCAAGAAATGGTGATCGACAAGGGCAAGGCCTTCGCCTTCCAGATCAACGACGTTCTGGACTTCCAAGCCAAGCCGAACCTGCTCGACATGTTCTCGGCTGACGCTGGCGAGCAGATGAAGATCGCTATCGACTCGACGGTGATCTACAACACCATCTTCTCCGCCGCTGCCGCCAACCAAGGCGCAACCGCTGGTGTGAAGTCTGGTTCCTACGATCTGGGCAGCTCCGGCACCCCCATCGCCATCAACGCAACCGCTGGCGACGCTGCCAACATCCTGACGAAGATTCTGCAACTGTCTTCGGTTCTGGACGAGCAGAACGTGCCTGAAGCTGACCGCTTCCTGCTGATCGACCCGGCCACCCGCGCCCTGTTGATGAACACCAATCTGGCACAAGCCCAATTCATGGGTGACAGCCAGTCTGTGGTTCGCAACGGCAAGATCGGCATGATCGACCGCTTCACGGTGTACGTGACTAACCAGCTCCCCTACGCTGCGGCTAACGCCACTGTGTGGACCTCGGGCGCTGGCAACGAGACCAGCATCACCGCTACCACCAACGCTAACAAGCGCCGCGTGGTTGTGGCTGGTCACAAGTCCGGTATCACCTTCGCCAGCCAGATCACCAAGATGGAAACCATCCGCAATCCTAACGATTTCGGTGACTACATCCGTGCTCTGAACATCTACGGCTACAAGGTTGTGAAGCCCGAAGCCCTCGCTGTGCTGGTTGTGCGCTAAGCACGTTAGCGTGTAAAATGGGCCCCACTCGGCTAACCGGGTGGGGTCTTTTTCTTGGGGTATCTCAATGGCAACCACTGCCCAAAGCGTCATCGACAAAGCTGCGTTCCTGCTCAACGACGTGGGCAACGTCCGCTGGACTGTCCCTGAAATGCTCGGCTGGCTCTCGGACGGCCAGCGAGAAGCTGTCATCATCTTCCCCGAGTTGAACCCCGTATCGGCTGCGTTCACTCTGGCGGCAGGCGCGTCGCAGGACGCATCGAGCGTAGCCACACTGCACCAAATCTTGCGCGTGGCGCGTAACCTCGGCTCCGATGGGGTAACCCCCGGTCGGGCCATGACGGTCGTGTCGTCTGACATGTTAGACACCTACGACCCAGACTGGCACAGCGGTGCCAAGTCGGCAACGATCAAGCACTACTGCTACGACCCGCGCTTCCCCAAGCTGTTTCAGGTCTACCCGCCAGCCGTGGCTGGGGCCAAGGTTCAGCTCCGCTACGCGGCTCTCCCCGCGCTCGTAGCAGCGACAACAGACAACATCACACTGGCCGACGCCACGGTCTCCGCTTTGGTGGACTACCTGTGCTACCGGGCGCTCACCAAGGACGCCGAGTTCGGCGACATCAGTGCCAAGGCCGCTGCCCACCGCGCTCTGTTCGAGGGCTCGATCAACGCGCTCAAGAACCAGCTCTTGGAGCAGAACCCGAACAACGAGCAGCTCCCATATTCACCCGCCAGTGTGGCGACCGCTAAATGAAAACACTCGACACCTTCATGTCCCGTCTGATGCCGTGGGTCGCGGGCTGTCCCGATCCGCTGGCGCGTCAGGCACTGGTTGACTCGGCCATCGAGTTCTGCGAAGAGACTGGCATCACCCAGCTCACTGTGGACCCTCAGTCGGCAGTAGCAGGGCAGGGCACGTACGACATGAGCGTGCCTAGCGACCACGCTGTCGTTGTGACCAAGAAGGTCTGGTACGGCACTCGACTTCTCGAACCCGCAGCCACCACTGAGATAGACACCGTTCTGGCGTACGTGGCAACCGCAGGGACCACGACTCCCATGACCGGCGCGCCTAGCGTGTATTACGAGATCACCCCCGGAGTCGTCGGCCTGTACCCAGTCCCCGACACGTCCGCCGATAACATGATCTCCGCTCGTGTGGCTACCAAGCCCACCCGCAGCGCGACGTCGCTCGACGACATCCTGTTCAACGACTGGGTCGAAGCCATCGTGGCCGGGGCCCGCAAACGTCTTCACGCCATGCCCGCTCAGTTCTACAGCGACGACGGCAAGGCGATGGAGCAAGAGCGCGTGTTCCGCTATTACATCAACCGGGCCAAGGGCATCTCCACACGCGGTCGCGTGCAGGGCAGCATCTCCGTCCGCTTCAACGAGTTCTAACATGGCAGCAGCACAAGCAGACTTGGTTATTGAGCAGGGCGCGACCTTCAACCAGTCGTTCCAGTGGACTGACAGCGCCGGGGTTGCGATCAACCTCACTGGCTACACAGGCCGCATGCAGATTCGCCAGAGCATCACAGCGGCAACCACCATCGCAGACCTGACCACCGCCAACGGCGGCATCGTGATTACCCCGGCAACCGGGACTGTGCAGGCAGTCATCTCCGCAGCGTCCACTGCCGCCATGTCGTTCAGCAGCGCGGTCTATGACCTTGAGCTGGTGGCAGGCGATGGCACCGTGACCCGCCTTGTCCAAGGCTCCGTGACTCTGAGCAAAGAGGTGACCCGATGACCGACTTCGTCGTAGTCAGCCAGACTGCGGCATCGGTTGTTGTCCAGTCCTCCCAGTCGCTGGTAGCGGTACAGACCCCGGTTTCCACCACGGTGTCGCTGGTAACGGCTGGCCCGATGGGTCCGCAGGGTCCGCAGGGCATCCAAGGCGCGCCCGGCAATGATGGCGCAGACGGCCCCGCGAACACACTGACGATTGGCACTGTCAGCACCCTGACTCCGGGCAGCAGTGCAACGGCGACAGTCACGGGCACAGCACCGAACCAGACGCTGAACCTCGGCATCCCGCAGGGAGCTACTGGCGGCGCGTTCAGCTCGACAGACGACAACTCAACTGCTGCTGCCTACTACCCGCTGGTTGCAACAGCCGCAGCTGGGAACACCGTAAAAACGTCCAGCACCAAGCTGAAGTACACGCCATCTTCTGGCAGGCTGGAGGCCAGCGAGTTCGTTGTCGGCAACTACGGGCTTGTGTATAACAGCGCCCTCAACAGCAACTTCTACAGCGCCCCGAACAGCAACAACGCCATCAACATGTTTCCGCTACCGATGTATGTGTGGCATGACATGTTGGCCTTCAACCGTGCTTTTGGGACGCCAGCATTTGAGACATTCACAACTGTCTGGGCTGCTGACACACTAAACACATCCATCTTCGCCGGGAAAGAAGGCGCAGGGGCCAACATCATTGACGGCGTCACAAAGACAGCCGCTCGGTGGACTTGGAGTACAGGCGTTGCTTGGTCTTCGGTTTCTTGGTTCCTGATCGGGTTCACCTACAACCCCGGTTCCACCAAGGATGTTCTCATTGAGTCATCCGCCGACAACGTGAACTGGACGGTGCGCCACACATCAACTGGCAACCCAGTCAATTCGCTGCCGTGTGCTATTGCGATGAACCAGCCGTCTGGCGATCTGTACCTGCGGTTGACTATCACCATGACATCTGCGGTGCCGCTTGGCATCTCAACGATGAAGTGCCTGACAGCGCGTTGGGGGGATCAAGGTCTGGGGAGTGAGTACAGCGTCCCGTACGACTGGGATGCTGCCCGGAACATTGCGGTTGGTGCTGGTGCATTTGCGTCCGCATCTGCGGTGCTGCGGGTTGGCTCTAGCACTACCACCCAAGCTGGCGGGATGAGTTTCGGAACTGACACGTTCCTTTACCGCAGTGCTGTCAATACCCTGACCATGTCTGGGACACTGATAGCCACCACGTTCTCTGGCGCTTCCACAACCCAAGCTGTAGACACCAACACCACGGCCCTTGCAACCACTGCATTCGTTCTTGGGCAGGCAGCGTCCGCCACGCCAGCCGCACTAGGAACTGCCGCCGTTGGAACGTCAACACGGTATGCACGCGCAGACCACGTTCACGCAGCACCGACATACACGACCCAAACCTACGGGGATGCCACAACCAACGTGGCGACCACTGCGTTCGTTGATCGACTGCGCGATGTCCCGTCGGTTGTGAAGTCTGCAACCTACACGCTTGACGCCACTGATCGCGGGTCTTCCGTTGACACAACGGCTGGGGTGACTATCCCGTCCGACACGACGAAGCCAGCAATCGCTGTTGGAGCGACATTCACCATCACCAACACCTCGGCTGCGTCGATCACCATCACGCAGGATACTGGTTGCACGTTGCGTCAGGCTGGCACGGCAAACACCGGGAACCGCACCCTCGCTGCGTACGGGATGATGACTGTCCGCAAGCAGGCTGCAAACACTTGGTTCGCCTCTGGAGCGGGGCTGACGTAAATGGCTGGCATCCAACAGATGTTGCTTGGCGTTGGCACGTCCGACTTCACATTCAACCTGTCAGCCGCCAACAACGTAGATTTCCGCACCGCCGCGATTGCTGCTGGGTGGAACACATCTACATACGTCATCGGCACACTCCCATCAGGGACCATCGGCTCAACCGCAGTCGGCACCCCGGCGCTCACGATTTCAGGCTCGTTCCCCAACGGCGTCAAGTTCGTCAACAACGGCACCGTATCAGGGGCTACTGGTGCGAACGGTACGGCGGTCAATGGCTCTGGCGGTGCTGGCGGTGCTGGTGGCGGCAATTTCACTGGCGGTTGGCCCGGAAGCCCCGGAGGTAGTTCGTACGGCACAAACGGCGGAACTGGCGGTACTGCGCTTGCTGTGTCTGTGGCCTGCACTGTTGACAACGTAGGCACACTCATTGGGGGCACTGGCGGCACTGGCGGTTCTGCTGGGTCGCCCGGAGCAGGTGGCGGCGGTGGCGGTGGCGGCGGTACGGGCGGCAAAGACACTGGCGGCGGCGGTGTCGGTGGGTATGGATGGCCCTCTTACGGCGGCGGCTCTCCGGGGTCCGGTACTGGCGGTGCTGGTGGCCCCGGCGGCGCATCTCCCGGCGCTACAGGCGGAACTGGTGGCTCCGGCCCCGGCGGCGCAGGGGGCTCGGGTGGCTCTGGCGGTGGAACTGGAGCAGGCGGCTCTGCTGGCGCGCGCGGCAACTGGGGCACTGGAACCGCAAACATCACATGGGTCAGCACCGGAACACGAACGGGAACTTCAACATGAACCTGAAATACAAGTACATCTCTACGAACCCCGCAGAGAACTGCGTGGAAGTGCGCTTCTACACCGATCTTCTGACGGAGGCGTCTCTGGCGACCACCGTCGATGCCGACGGGAATATCCTGCGCTGCCGCAGCGATGTGAACATCATGCTGCCGTACCCAGCACCCACTGGCGCAGACCTCGAAGCCTACGTGCTGAAGTTCGCCCAGAAGGAATGGTTTGAACACATGGAGCGCAACCTGTCGTCCACTGCGGATCAGGTGTTCTCAACTGTTGCGTCTGTTGTCGGTCAGGAGATGACTCCGGGGCAGTCCACGGTTCCGCTGCCAGCAGATTCGCTTGAGCGGGCCAAGACCCTGAAGAAGGCCGCTATCGCCAACTGGCGGTACTCCGTTGAGGTGGCTGGTATTGTTGTTGGCGGTGCTAAGGTGCGTACAGACCGCGAGTCTCAGGGCTTGATCACCGGGGCCATGCTGAGTTTGCAGAGCGGGGCGCTTCAGGCCATCGACTGGAAGGACGCGAATGGCGTGTTCGTTCAGCTTGATCTGGCTGCGGTGAGCGCCGTTGCAGCCGCAGTTGCCCAGCACGTTCAGTCCTGCTTCACACAGGAGAAGACTCTGGCGTCGATGGTTGACGCATGCACAACGGTTGAAGAGGTGAACTCGGTGGTTGTCCCGGCCCTCGGATACGCGATCCCGGCGGTGACCCTGTGAGCGACCCAGTCATCCAGCTAGGCACCGTTGCCAACCTGTGGACAAGGCAGATGCACTTTGTCCGGGCCGGTGACGTTGAGCAGCCGCACGACCACCACTTTGACCACCTGACGCTGCTGGCGAAGGGTTCACTGCGTGTGGCAGTTGAGGGTGTGGAGAAGGTCTTCAAAGCCCCCCAGATGATCTACATTCGCGCCAGAAAGCTGCACACGCTGGTGGCCCTTGAGGACGACACGCTGGCGTACTGCATCCACGCCCTGCGCGACCCAGCCGGGGAACTGCTCGACCCGGACATGATCCCGCCGGGCGGCGACCCGATGGAGTATTCCCACCCACTGACAGCCAAGGAGTAAACATGGAAATCCTGTACACCATCGCCGCCTACTACGTCCTGCTCTGCGTCCTGTGGATGTTCTTCTTGGCCGTCATGAGCCTTGACCGGGCCTACGCAGAAGACAAGCTGACGTGGGTCTGTAAGCCGTTTGCCTACTCCGTCCTGCTGCTGGGGCTGATGATCGACTTCACAGCCAATGTGCTTGTCACCCTGCTGTTCCTTGACCTACCCAAGGAAATGACCGTGTCCGAGCGCCTGACCCGTTACAAGGACCACTACAGCGACTGGCGGCATACGGTGGCAGTCTGGTTCGCCAAGCACTTTCTGGACCCATTCGACCGGCGCGGCAAACACATCTGAGTTGATGTAAGCGTGTTAGTCGGTTAAACTAGCATAACTTCGCAGGAGTAGCCAATGGCTCGCGCACAGCTTACAAATAACGCCGTCACGACCTTGGCGGCAGACATCACCAACGTAGCCACGTCCATGACTGTGGCTGCCGGTACGGGCAGCAAGTTCCCATCCAGCGGGTACTTCTACGTCACCCTGCTCGACAGCGGCAACGTCCCAGAAGTTGTCAAGGTCACCACCCGTGCTGTAGACGTGTTCACCATCGACCGGGCACAAGACGGCACTTCCGCTCGCGCGTTCGCCGCCTCCGGCGCTGGCACCCGCGTTTCCCTGAACCTGACCGCCGCCGTGATCAACGAGCTGGCCCCGCTGGACAGCCCGACCTTCACCGGCCCTGTAACAGCATCGTCCTTCGTCGGTAACGTGACGGGCAACGTCACTGGCAACGTCACCGGAAACCTGACGGGAACAGCGTCTTCGGCAACTGCTGCGACCACGGCGACCAACCTCGCTGCCGGGGCTATCGGCGCTTTGCCGTACCAGTCCGCTGTCGGAACCACAGGCTTCTTGGGCCTTGGCACCGCCGGGCAGGTTCTGGCTTCTCAGGGCGTTGACCTCCCACCCGCGTGGACTACGACCACTCAGTACGCAGACATCAAGGCCGTTGGTGCCACTGTCGCCGCAAGCGCGATGACGGTCACTGCCCCGGCGCTCACGCTCGACTTCCGCAGCACCACGGCCAACAGCGGCGCTGTCACCACTGTCAAGAGCACACCTGCCGATCTGGTTATCCCAAGCGGCGCGACCCTCGGCACATCCAACGCAGTCGCATCGCGCCTGTACGTCCTTGCGATCAACAACGCTGGGACCATCGAACTGGCTGTCATCAACCAGTACAACTCTGTCAGCACCACAACCGGCGGCATCACGTTGGATGAGACCGGCTTGATCAGCACGACAGCCATATCCGCCGCCGCTGACTCCGCCAACGTAGCCTACTCGACCACCGCTCGCTCCAACGTGGCGTACCGAGTCATTGGCTTCATCGACTCCACGCAGGCAACGGCTGGCACTTGGGCGTCCGCACCTTCTACGGTTCAGGGCGCTGGCGGGCAGGCAACCGCAGCAATGCTGGCTCTGGGCTACGGGCAGACGTGGCAGACAGCATCTCGCTCCGCAGGCACCACCTACTACAACACCACAGGGCGACCCATCTATGTTGTGGGGTTCATCGGCAACAACGTGGACTCCGCCGTGACGCTAGACCTGCGCGTGGCTGGAATAGGTGTTTCCGAGTGTGGATATGGGCGAGCCGGTTCTGGCTCTAACGGACGCGGGCACGCATCAGGGATTGTGCCTCCGGGGGCCAGCTATCTCTGGACAGGAACTATGTCTGGTGGCGCGGCTGAACTTCGATAAGGAATCACCATGCACTACAAGTCCCCCGACAACACCGTCCACTTTCTGGACGATGACAACTTCATCAACCTCCTCCCTGCTGGCTCCGTTGCCATCACCGACGAGGAAGCTGAAGCCCTCAAGCCCGTGCCACCTGCGCCCACCTACGCAGACCTGCGCCGCGCGGAGTACCCGCCGCTGATTGACCTGATCGACGGTCTGGTGAAGGACGATGCCGCCCAGATTCAGGCATACAAAGACGCCTGCTTGGCTGTCAAGGCCAAGTATCCGAAGCCATGATCCTTTCGCCCATTGAGCGCAAGATTGCCAGCATCGTTCTGGCCGACGTGACCGCAGTGCGGATCATGATGGCGATCATCGCCAGCTTGCTGTCCATTGGCTTCATCACTGCCCACACAGAGGGCGGTGCCTACGACACCATGCTCAAGTTCGCCAGCCCGGAGGCATGGGCGGCGATCTTCGGGTTCTACGCCTGCGCGAAGTTTCTGATCGCATTCCACCTCGCCAAGGGCATACCGAAGCCCATCCTGTTCCTGTTCATTTTGTTTGGCCTGTCACTCTGGCTGTTCACGTTCTTCAGCTTCACAGGCAATCAGGTACGCCCCTCAGGCGCAGCAGACATCACCGTACTTGCCATGTGTATTGGCGAAGTATGGGTGGGGGCGCACACACTGGCGGATGCGGAATGAGCTTTGAAAACTTGAGTGTTCTAGAGAAGGTAGCCGCAGGAACTGGCACGTTGGGCCTGATCGCGGTCGCCGGGATGAAGGCTATCAGTTTCTTCCGGGCAGAGAAGGCCGGTCAGACGAGTTCTGCTGCCACAGCGGAGCAGTTTGAAGCATTCCGCCAGTCCATCAAGGCAATGTCGGTCGAGATGGAGCTTCTGCGCGGCGAGTTCCACAAGATGGACCGCAAGGTGCACATGCAGCAACGCACGATCACAAAGCTGGAGATGGCTGTCCACAAGCTGATGGACCTGCTAACCCTGCACGACATCAGCATCCCGGCACCGCTGCGCGAAGAGATCGAAGAACTCATCAAGCCGGAGCAGACGATGGGTCGTAGAGCAACAGACAAACAGACAGAGCAGTGAGTCGAAACCTAACCATATTCAAGGACAAACCCATGCTTATCGAAGTCATCCGCGCCGCCTGTGGCAAGTCCTGCACGCTGGGGAAGATGTACATCGACGGCGTGGACATGTGCTACACGCTCGAAGACGTCGTGCGAGAGGAAAAAATCTATGGAGAAACTGCCATTCCTGCTGGCCGCTATCGTGTTGATATTACTTTCAGCAACCGCTTTCAGCGTGATCTTCCTCTCCTTATTGGTGTTGAAAACTTCACGGGGGTCAGGATTCACCCCGGAAATTCCGACAAGCAGACCCACGGCTGCATCCTCACAGGAACTGGAATCGGAAGCGACGGAAATTCTCTCACCGAGTCAAGAGCAGCGTTTGAACGAGTATTTTCTGAAATTAGGGATGCCATCGAGCATGGCGAAGAAGTCTGGATCGAAGTGAGGGACATGTGAACCTGTTTAACGGACTGCTGATCCTGTTGATCTTCATCGTGATCATCAGCACAACAATGAAGCTATGAGCCGACTGGTCAACTTTGCCGACATCGACTTCAACGACCCACGTATCACACCGCTCATGGAACTGGCTATCAGACGAATGATGGACATCCGAGAGCGGTACGCATACGAAGGTCGTGACCTCGAAGCGCGTGGGGTTGGCGTCGGTATCTGGGTTACGTGGAACACGCTTGTGGAAGAGTACGACCCGCGCGACGGGTCATCTTTTGGAGGTCTAAATGGATGATTGGAAGAAACTTCTCGGAACTGTTGCTCCTCTTGTTGGGACTGCTCTCGGTGGTCCTCTTGGCGGCGTTGCTGCTTCCTTTGTCGCTGATAAACTGGGCTTATCTGAAAAGACAGTCTCGGCAGTCACGGATGCGATTCAGGGGGGAAAGCTCGACCCGGCCCAAGTGGCTCAACTGAAACTTGCGGAAATCGAGTTCCAGAAGTTCCTCAAGCAGAACGACATCGACATTGAGAAAGTACACGCAGCGGATAGAAACTCTGCCCGTGACATGCTCAAGGCAACAGGCTCGTACGTCCCGGCGACGCTCACGTTCATGGTGACGGTGGGCTACTTCACGACGCTTTTCGGCATGCTGCAAGGCTGGTTCAAGGCGTCCGACTCGCAGGTGATGCTCATCATGCTGGGCCAGCTCGGCACCGCTTGGGGCGTGACCATTGCGTTCTGGTTTGGCACCACCCGCAACAGCCAAGAGAAGACAACACTTCTGGCTAACAGCGCCCCGGCAAAATGAAAATCAGCATCAGCTCGTTCAAGGGGATGGCTCCCAAGCTAGCCCCGAACCTCATCCCCGATGAGGCAGCACAGGTCGCCACGAACGTGCGCGTGACCTCTGGTTCGCTGCGGGCGCTGAACACGCCGTCCAAGGCGTCCTCCACCATTGTTACCAGCGCCAAGTCGATCTACTCGCTCGGGCCTGCTGGCGGCTCTTACATCCTGTCGTGGGCGACGGATACCGACGTGGCGCGTAGCCCGATCTCGGACTCCGAGTACCGCATCTACTACACCAACGGCACGGCCCCGAAGAAGACAAACCTGACGATGGCCTCCGGCGCAGGCATCGGCCCGTTCCCCGTGGCCGAGTACGAGATGGGGGTTCCGGCTCCCACCGCTGCGCCGACCCTTGCCAACACTACAGGTAGCGTCCCGGCCGGAACCTACGTGTACGTCTTCACGTACGTGACCCAGTTCGGCACAGTCCTGCTGGAGGAGTCCGCTCCGTCGCCGTCAGCTACGACAACCCTCGGGGCCACAGGCGGCGTCACCGTCACATTCCCGACCAACCCAAGCACGACCGGGCGCAACTACGTCTACAAGCGGGTGTACCGCACGACGGGCACGACGTTCCAGCTCGTGGCGCAAGTCTCGTTTGCCACCGCCTCATACACTGACACACTGGCGTCCACCGCCATCCCCGGCGACCCGCTGGCGACCGTAGGCTGGCTACCGCCGTCGGCTGATCTCAAAGGTATCGTCTCCCTGCCGTCGGGCACGATGGCCGCGTTCCGCGAGAACGAAATCTGGTTCTGCGAGCCGGGCTACCCCCACGCTTGGCCGGTGAAGTACATGCAGGCGCTGGAGTCGAAGATCGTGGCGATCTGGGCGTTCGGCAACAACTTGGCCGTGGCAACACAGACCAACCCATACGTCGGCTCCGGCGTCTACCCTGACTCCTTCACCTTCCAGAAGATTCCTCGCCTTGAGCCCTGCGTGTCCAAGCGTTCGATGGCGGGCGACGAGACAGGTGCGATCTACGCCAGCTCCAACGGTCTCGTGTCCATCGGGCTTGGTGGCGACAGCTTGATAACTGACGCCGTGCTTACACGTCAAGAGTTCAACTCCTACTACCCGTACACCATCACCGGGGCGGTGTTCGAGGGGCGCTACTACGGTTTCTACGATACCGGCTCCAACAAACTGGGGTTCGTGTTCTCCCCGCGCGAGCAGAGCGGAATGCGGACCGTGAACATCGGCGTGTCTGCTGCAACCATCGAGCCGTTGAGCGGGCAGCTTCTGTATATCGACTCGACCAACAACGCCCTGTACTCGCTGGACCCGACCGGTACGGTGCCGATGACCTACACATGGAAGTCCAAGCTGTTCCGGGCCCCGCAGCCTGTGAACATGGGATACGTGCAGGTGCTTGGTCGTGAAGACTCCGCCGCCGACGTCCAGTACGCCGCTGCGGTTGCTGCGTCCAACGCAGCCATCACCGCCACCAACGCCGCCACCTTTGCGACTGGGGCGCTGTACTCCGGCCTGAACGACCACGGGGCGCTCAACGAGATCGCCCTGAACGACTCCACCTTGCAGGCGCTGACACCCTCGGTGCTGTCCACGGTGACGTTGTACGTCTACGCCGGGTCGGAGCTGCGGTTCTCCAAAGAGCTGGACCTGAACACGGTGCACACTCTGCCCGGAGGCTTCAAGTCGCTTGGCTGGGAGCTGATGATCGTCGGCCAGCGGGAAGTCATGGGCATTGAGCTGGCGAACTCCATCCAAGAACTGAAGGCAAGCTGATGGCATCCCGCAAGTTCCAGACAGTCCCCCCGTACAACGGGAACAACGACGCCCAGCTACTGCGGGCGCTTCAGGACGTCACCAGCTACATCACCGCGCAGGCCCAGCCAGTCATCAAGCCACTGGACAGCGCCGCCACAACCGCGCAGATCATCTCCAAGGTCAACGAAATCATCGCCCGCTTGCAGGGAACGACCTAGCCATGTCTAACGTGTTAGCTTACAATCCCCGCGATGGCTACACGTATTGTTTGGGACAATCCAGCACGGGTTTACGCGTTTGTAAGCCAGTACACCTCAGTCAACATGGTAGCCGGAATGCAGGCGCTCGGCTTGGAGCGAGACGGGGAGTTGATAGCCGGCGTGATCTACGAGGGCTACAACAAGCACAACGTGTGGATGCACGTTGCCGCCGTTCCGGGCAAGCGCTGGATGACCAAAGAGTATCTGCGGGCCGCGTTTTTGTACCCGTTCGTGCAGCTTGGGTGCTCACGCGTAAGCGGGTACGTGGAGGCATGGAATATGGACGCTCGGAAGTTTGATGAGCATCTCGGCTTCCGGCAGGAGGCCACCCTTCAAGGCGCAGCCAGCGACGGCGGCGATGTGATTTTGTACGTCATGCGACGCTCGGAGTGCAAGTATGTTAATCCCTAACAAACACAGCGGTTACCAGTCAGGCATTCGCCTGTACCCCGGCGGTGGCAAGGGCGGCAATTCGGCTCCTCCGCCAGACCCGCGTCTGGTTCAAGCACAGATCGACTCGATGGGCGTCCAGAACGACGCGATCAAAGAGATCATGTCCAACTCCCGCGACATGGCACCACTGCAACGGCAGCAGCTCCAGTTTGGATTGGACTCGTCGAAGACAGCGTGGGATCAATCTCAAGCTGACCGCGAGTGGGCACTGGGCCGTCGTGGCGAACTCACCGGCATGCAAGACCGGATGATCTCCGACGCCAAGAGCTTCAACGAGGGCGACCGCGCCAACCAGCTTGGCGAAGAAGCAATGCAGGGTGTGAACGCCTCGTTCGCCAACGCCCAAGGCATGACGGCCCGCAATCTGGCCTCTCGCGGTATCAACATGAACTCCGGCGCGGCGCTCGCGTCGATGAATGACAACAGCCTGATGCAGGCCGTGGCCGCTGCCAACGCAGGAAACAAGGTTCGTGAAGCTGCTCGCCAAGAGGGCTACGCACTGACCGACCGCGCCGCTGGCGCACTGAACGGCTACCCGACGATGGGCATGCAAGCCACTGGCGCTGGCGCTGGCTTCGGAGCCGCAGGCCTTGGCCTGACCAACTCCGGCCTCTCGGGCATGAACTCTGGCTGGAACACCGCTGGCGGTCTCGGTGGGGCTATGGGCTCCAACGCAACTGGCATGTATGGTGCCCAGTCCCAGTACAAGCTCGGCATGGACAAGCTCTCTCAGTCCGAGGCCGATCCGTTTGGGGCTATCTTGGGTCAAGGTGCCGGTGCGCTGGCTGCTGGGCTCGGAAAAGCCGCTGCAACGCAAGGCGGTATGGCGTCGATGGCAGCGTTCCTGTCCGACCGCCGACTGAAGACCAACGTGAAGCTGCTGGGCACCCGCCCAGACGGGCTCAATGTTTATTCGTACAACTTCATCGACGGCGGGCCAACAATCGTCGGCGTCATGGCTGATGAGGTTGCGGTGTTCCGCCCCGATGCGTACATCGCTGGCGCATGGAACGGGTTTGACGGCGTGGACTACTCCAAGCTGTAAGGAGCTGATATGGGATTCGGCAATAGCTTTGTTCAGGGCTTCGACAGGGGCCAAGACGTCTACTTCAAGTTGCTGGAAGACGACCGCCGCGACGCAGCAGAGAAACGTGCGCAGGCGGAAGCTGACCGGCAGGCAATGGATTTTTCAAACCGCATGCGCGACCGGGCCAACGAGGACGAGGCCTTTCGTGGCTTGACTGGTCTGCGTACCAACGGCGTGGTGGCCGGGAACACGTCCGGCATGAGCGACAAGTCCGTGCAGGTGTTGAACACGAGCGGCGGTAAAGGGTTGGTGGATGCAACAGCTCGTCTCGGAAACGAGGAAGCTGCGATGCTCGGCAAGTCTGCCATGCCGGGCATGGCCCCCAAGTACAACGTGAGTGGGCAGGCCCCGACGCAGTACAACGACGCAGGGCAGGCTACGGGCCAAGGTGCAATGACAGGCCCCACGGTGCAGACGCGTGCGGCTAACCCCCGCGACAACCTGCAAGCCCTCTACACACTGGCAGCAGCCAAGCGGGCCGGGCCGGACGTATTTGCCGCGTTGGATGCGAAGTCCCGCGAGCTGGACAAGGAAGATGTGTACGGCAAGGTCGGCAAGATGACCGACGACCAGATTCGTGAGATGCTGCCCGGCCTCAACGCTTCGAGCATGTCCGGACTGCCTATCTACGACGCTGGTGACGTACTGGACGCCAAGGGCAAGCCGACAGGCTACCGGGAACTGAAGCTGGTGAAGAACGGCAAGTCTGAGTTCATTCAGGTAAGCCCCGCCCAGCTCCGCCAGATCGCCACGGCGCACGCGCTGATGGATGGCGGCTTTGCTCAAGATGGACTCACTATGCTGTCCGGGGTAAGCAAGGACATGGGCGAGCTGGTCAGCAAGTTCAACGCGTCTCTCAAAGGCACTGTGGACACCGGCAACAACACCAAGCACCAGAGCGTTACGGATGAGAACGGGCGCATCACGGCCAACGCTGCGGCAACTAACGCCAAGACCAACGCCGACTACAAGAACGCGCAGATCGGGGTCATCGACGATCAGAAGGCCCGCCGCACGGAAGCTGCTGGTATCCAAGAGGAGTTGAGCAACCTCGACCCGTCTGATCCGAAGTACGCGGAAAAACGCCGCGCCCTCATCACGCGGTTCAACGTGCTCAACGTGAAGGACGGCCAGCCGCTGAGCCTCAACGATGGAAGCAGTCGCGGCTCCGGTGGGTCTGTACTCAAGCGTGCAGTTATCCAGCAAAAGAACGACGACGGCACGTACACCTACGTCGATAAGGAAAACGGCCAGCCGCTGTACAACGGCTACAACGGCGAGAAGATGCCGCTTGGCATGGAGATCGGCGAGTACAAGACGCTCAAACAGGAAGCCGCGAAAGCAGGCGTGCAGATGGTCTTGCAGGAGAACGACGCAGGTGAACTGCGTTATGTCTACGTTGGCCCGAGCGGGGAACGCATGCTCAGCGTCAAAGAAGCTGGCATGTCCAAGCCCCAGAAGAAGCCCGCCGAGCCGAGCACCGCGAAGCCCGCAGCAATGGCTGGCCCAAAACTGCAAGGCACGCCGATTCGTGGTCGGGGCGGAGTGATCATCGGGTATGACGGCGCAGAGCCCACAGGCCCCCGAACTCTGGAAGAAGTAAACGGTATGCGGGCTCGCAACAAGATGCCCCCGCTCACGCCCGCAGAAATCGCCCAAGGTAAGCAAGCTGGCTACATCCAATAAGGCTTAACATGGCAGGAAACTGGAAAGATGTAACGAGCAGCGACTCGTGGCGCGACGTCCATGAGGTTCGCCTGCCGGAGCCGCAGAAGCGCAACGCCCTCGCGGCGGGCTTGTCGTCCGGGGTTGACGACTTCCAAGGGCTGATGTACTCAGCCGGTGCTGCTGCGTCGGATGCCGTTGGGGCCACAGGTGCGCGTGACTGGCTGAACCAACGCGCTGACGAGAACCAGTACGAGTCTCGGATCAACGGTCGCCCGGACCTTGAGCGTGTCGAGGATCAGTCCGTCGGCTCCATGCCTGCGTGGCTGATGTATCAAGTCGGTAAGCAGGTTCCCAATATCGCAGGGACCGTAGCCGCCAGTGCAGTGATGCCCGAAGTGGCTATACCGACAGCCTTGTCTCGTGGGCTGGCGTTCGCCCCCAAGTGGCTGGGTGGCGGTGCAATGGGTGCCGCAGAAGGCTACGCTGCCAAGAAAGCTGCCGTCCAAGCGGGGCGCGGCATGGCGTCCGACATCATGGGCGGCGCGGCGATGAATTACGCCCAAGGCGTAGGCTCCCTGTACCAAGAGTCGGTAGACGGTGGAAACCCTGACGGGGGCGGCGCGGCACTACTAGGTGGCGTTCCATACGGACTCACTGAAACCCTGCCCGAGGCTATGCTGCTAGGGCGTATCAAGCGCGGCACCGGTTTCAGCGGGAACCTCCTCACCCGCATGGGCAAGTCCGGGGCGTCTCAGGCGGCGACCGGGGCTACCAGTGAACTGCTCCAGAACGAAATGGAGATGGGGTACAACGGCAGTGTGTCGCCAGAAGAAGCCGCGTCTCGACGCCTTAACGCTGGCGTGGCCGGGGGTATGGTCGAGGGTCTGCTCGGTTCGTTCGGCGGCATACACGGTCGTCGCTCCAACACCCCCGCTGCGCTCGTAGAGGGTGGGGCGTCTACAAACGTCTTGACCGGGCAGAACCTCACACCCGCTGGGGCTCCGCCCGCCTCGCCTATCACCATTCCGCCACCGGCTCCGGTTCCGCAAGCTCCCCCTCCGACACCCGAGGAACAAGCTGCCGCAGCCGCCGCACAGGCCGAGTCAGAGAAGCGTGCCGCCAACGAGCAGGCATGGAAGCAAAAGCAGTCCGACGCTGAAGGCGTATTCCTGTCTCCCGGCAAGGACGGCAAGGTAAGCCCGGTGGACGGCAAGGGCAAGCGGCTGGTCACAGCCGAACTGGTCAAGCTGCACGAAGACCTGCGCTCCGGCGTAGCGAATGGTGTGCTGACTCAGGACAACTACGACGAGGCTACGGCCCGCATCCGCGTGGCGCTCCAAGAGGGCGACAAGTCCGGCGTTGCTGCTGTGCGCTCCGACATGCAAGAAGCCCAGCGTGCGTTCGACAAGGCGCAGGCCCAAGCAAAGCGTGACGCCGAGAAAGCCAAGCGAGATGCCGAGAAAGCCGCAAAGCAAAAGGCCGAAGACAAGCAAGTCACTACTCAGGCCGTGGCCGACAACGCCGCTGCCGCTCAAGCCGCCACCACAGCACCCGCTGCTCCGGTTGCGCCACCTGCCGTTCCGCATGTACAAGACCTCCAACAAGCCGCCGATGTCCTCCTCGGTAAAGACGCCCCGACTGACACGGGAGCAGCGCAGACTAGCGCAGCAGCTCCAAATACCGCCGCAGCAAGTGGCGTACCTGTATCAACTGGAACTGATGCACAAAGCGGGGTATCCAGCGCAGTCGTTCCCAGCAACGCAGGGCAAGGTGCAGTAGCAACACAAGCCCACGCCCCGGTGGTGTTCGGCAAGGACACCCAAGGCCGCGACCGCAAGGCGCTGGTCTCTATCCTGAACCCCGAGGGCGGGCTGGTTCCCGTCAACAATCTGGAAGGCGCGGACCCAAAGGTCACGACCGCCCTGCAAGAAGCCAAGACCGGACGCCACAGCGACCAGCTCATTCTGGTTCACGGGCAAGACGGAAGCATCAAGGCGCTGAAGAAGCAGTATTGGGACATCCTGCGCATGGCTCGCGGTCTGGACGAGGAAGGTCACTCTACCCGCCAGCCCATGAACGCCCAGCAGATCGCCGACGCTCTAGGTATGAAGAGCCGCTCGACCGTGACCAAGGCCCTCAACGAGATGGGTGGCTTCGGTATGACTGCGGTCAAGCAGATGACCAAGCAGGGCAACCTCGCGGCCAAGGACGACGGCGTCACCGCGATGGAGTTCAACGAGGACGGCACCGGGCAGATGGTGCAAGCCACTCAGGCCAACTCTGTTGAGGACGCGGTTGACGAAAAGCGGTTCAACCAGATGGACGAGGTGGCTGCGGCCATCCAAGCTGCGACACCCGACCAGCGTCGTCTGATGCTCAAGCACCACGTTGACCCCGACGTGATGAGCCAAGCTGCTGCCGACTGGGACGACATGCGCTCCTCGGGCACTGCTGAGTTCTCTCAACTCAACGATCTGGGCAAGCTGCTGTGGTACGCCGCTTACAAAAACTTGGCCGACCGTGGTATCGTGGATGTTGCCCCGTTCGAGGAACAACAACGTGCGGCTGAGCAGGCCGGAATAGGAATTGATGATGGGTACCTTCAAGGCAAGAGCGAGCGATCCACAGCCAGTGAAGCGGATGCTGGCGGCACTAAACGCGTATCAGGACAGCCTGCAACAAACGTCGTTGAAGCAAGTCCAGCAGGAGATAGCGCAGCGACACAGCCGAAACCAGAAGGCGGAAGCACAGTCGAACAAGGAAATGGAAAGCCGGTCGGCAAACCAACCCCTGCCGTCAACAAAGGCTCCGAAGCCACTGACGTCGAAGTAAAGCAGCGGTACGAGTATCCGGCGGACCTCGGGTTTCCGCAAAAGATCGTAGCGGGCCAGCGGGCCATCGTTGACTTCATGAACGATGAGCTTAGCCGCGAAGAACTGATCACCAAGCTCTCCAAGCTGGGTTTGCTGGAAGGCGAGTTGCGCTCAATCTCCAACCGAATGGGCGGCTTCAACGACCAAGAGACCGGGCGGATAACAGGCAGCGTAGCAGGCGTGCCAGCCAAGCCCGCCAAACCCGCGACCACTAGGGCCAAGAAGGTCGAGACGCCTGAGGAGCGTAAAGCGCGGGTGGATGCAAGTGAGCGCAAGGGTCAGCTCGTTCTGGCTGGCAACCAGTGGGGTACTTACGCAGATACCGCCAAGCAGGGTAAGTGGGCTGATCTGAAGCCAGAGCAGCAGGAGAAGTGGCGTCAGGCATATGTGGACGGCAAGCTGTCCATCGCCGCCACGCAGGAGATTTCCCCGATCCCGGTGCCCATCGAGGTGGAGCTGAAGAACTCGGATGGCTCGACCATCAAGATCAAGGACGCCGAGCTGGAGGTACGCCGCATCGAGTCCAAGATACAAAAACTTGAGGCGCTCGTGCAGTGTCTGGGGTAAACTAACGCACTAACATGGCCGATCTGAATCTTGACCCGTCGATGCTGGAGGACTACGCCCTTGAGTCGGGGGCGGCGGTTCATCGCGCTAACGGAGAAGTGTTCAACGCCGCAGGGCGCACAGGGGTTTACCGCTTGCCCAAACGGGCGGCTCCCACGCCACCAGAAGACAACGGGCACGAAAAGCTGACCGCCGCTCTGGCCGACATGATGAGCAAGCTGCATGTGCAGCAGCCGTCCGCCCCGGTGGTCAATGTGCCGCCAGCGCAGGTAGTAGTTCAACCCCAGCAGCGTGTCCTTGACTGGACGTTCACGTTTGAGCGCAACGCTGATGGAACCATCAAATCAATCCGGGCCAAGGCCAACTAAGGAGTAACCAATGGCTTCAGTTAACTTCACCAACCTCACGCGCAATCTGGCGCAGGCACGACACAACTTCAGCAGCGACACACTCAAGGTTTTGCTGGTGTCCAGCGTACCGTCGGAGGCGAACATCGACGCATGGGTTTCCCGCGCTGACGTGACCAACGAGATTACTGGCACAGGCTACACCGCTGGCGGCATCGCGCAGGCGTACACATTCGACGCCATCGACACGACAAACAACCGCCAGCCGATCACGCTGACCAACATCACCAACGGGTGGACCACAGCATCGTTCTCGGCGCTGGGCGCGATCATCTACAAGAACAGCGGTACGTCCAGCACGGACTACCTGATCTCGTTCGTGGACTTCGCAGGCACGATCACCTGCACGGCTGGCAACTTCTCGATCACCTACAGCACACCGCTGTACATCACTCGATAAGACGATGTCCATCAAGCACTTCTACTCGCAGACGGTTGCGGACGGGACGGCAACGTCCGTCGTTCGCCCAAGCGATTGGAATAGCAACCACCAGATGGTCTACAACCTGTCGGGCAACACGCTCGGCAGTTCGCAGATCAGCGGCGCTGATGTTATCTTCGAGGGTGGCAACAACGTCACCCTGAGTGCGGATACTGCGAATAGCAAGCTCATCTTCAGCGGTGCTGCGGGTGGCGGTGGCGGCGCTGCAACGGTGGGTGGGGCGGAGTTGTTCCCGTTGGGTGCGAACACGGCGTTCTCCACGATGGGCCAAAACTCCCTCTACTTGCAGCGGTTCATCTGCCAGAGCAACGTCAGCTTCAACAACATTGAGCGCCGGGCGTCAATATCAACAGTGTCGAGTACCAACTCGCAAGTTGCGGCGCACACCTATGACTACGGGCTGTACAGCCGAGGCACGGGGACAAACAACACGCGGTACGAATTGGTGGCGTCGTCTCGCCTGTACCTGCAAGCGAGCTTCAACAGCAACACCGCTGCGGGGTACACCATCAGCCAAGGTGCGGCGAGTTTCACGACAACTTCTGGCGGGACGGCGGTCATGTCCGCGCTGTCTGGCTTCAAGCACTTCTACTTCCCGTTCACATCCACCTTGACTATGGGCGGAGAGTACGCGCTTGCTATGCGCATGAGTTCAGCCACAACGGTCGGAACTTCTCCGCTGCGTATCGGGATGAAGGAACTCTCGCAGTACACCAACTTGTCAGTCGGCAAGCTGTACGCCACCACTGCACTGGTGAGCAACGCATCGTTTGTTGGCGACTTCGCGCAGGGCGTGTACTCGGCAACGTCGAGCAACCTGCCTGCAAACATCGCCATGAGCGGCTTGACCAACGCGGTGTCTCAGAACCGCATGTACATCCAATTTGAAGTTTAAGGAGTAGACATGGCACGGTATTTCATCACGGGCATTGCCGGCGGCACTGGTGGCGTATTTGAAGTGTTGGGGCATTTGCTCGACAGTGAGTCTGGACAAGATATCACCATGTCTGTGGTGTGCCCGCCCATCAGCCAGAACCTTGCAACCTCTGCCCGCCAGCAGGTGCAGGAGCAACTTGTGCCGTCCGTGAACGCACAGATCGCAGCTATGGGCATCCCACTGGTGCTGATTGCCTCCGACATCGAGTGGGTCTGCTAAATGGAAACCCGCGACGGACTGATTGAGTTCAGGCTGACCGAAGTGGAAGTGCCCCACCGTGGGCGCGTGCGCGTGAAGATGATCCTCCAGTACCGCCAATGCTTCAAGGGAATGTGGACACCTTGGACAGAAGTGCCAAACCACACAGACTGATGCAGCCACAACTCGTTCAATTCGACGGCACAGGGTTCCACAACCGCGATATCGCCATGACGGTCAAGCGGCTGGAGCAGGCCGCTGCGTACAAAGACCTGTCCACCATCGTCGTGATCCCGGCGCTTGGAATGATGCCCACCAAGGTGGCCGCGTCCTTCATGAACCTGTTCTCTCCGCCCAACCAGAAGCGCGTGACGCTGTGGGCGCTGGGGCAGGAAGTGGGAGAGGCGTACACGAACACCATCAAGATGATTCTGGAGCACCCGGAATTGTCGAAGTTCAAGTACATCCTGACGATGGAGCACGACAACATGCCTCCGCCTGACGGCCATGTGCGACTGCTTGAGCGCATGGAAGCCCACCCCGAGTACGCCTGCATCGGCGGCCTGTACTACACCAAGGGCTATGGCGGGCAGCCGCAAATCTGGGGCAACCCCAAGGAGCCGATGAACTTCAAGCCTCTGCCGCCTGATCCCAATGGTGGGCTGGTCGAGTGCGTCGGCACAGGCATGGGTTTCAACCTGTGGCGCATGGAGATGTTCAAGGACAAGAAGCTGCGCCAGCCTTGGTTCAAGACATCGGCCAGCAGCACTGAAGGCGTGGCGACACAGGACCTTTTCTTTTGGAACGACGCATTCAAGCACGGCTACCGCGCAGCGATTGACTGCTCGGTGAAGGTGGGCCACTACGATTACGAGGGCAAGTTTGGGCCCGCAGACATGGTTTGGTGATATGGCAACAAAAGCAAAACCCGTGAAACTTGATCTGGCCTGCGGCGACAACAAAGCCGATGGCTTCATTGGCGTGGACAAGTGGAAGACACCCAGCGTGGACAAGGTGGTGGACTTGCAGAAGTTCCCTTGGCCGTTCAAGGACAACTCGGTGGACGAGGTGCGCTGCTCGCACTACTTCGAGCACATCCCCGGCCTCGACCGCCCCAAGTTCATGGACGAACTGCACCGCATTCTGAAGAAGGGCGCGACCGCCACGATTCTGGTGCCATACGCTGGACACAACCGCGCCATTCAGGATTTCACCCACGCATGGCCACCGGTCTGCGCGGAGTCGTTCCTGTACTTCAACAAGAAGTGGCGCACCGACAACAAGCTCACGCACGGCCTGTACGACATGAAGTGCGACTTCGACTTCGGCTACGGCTTCGCTCTGGACGGCGACTGGATTCCGCGCGCGCAAGAGGCCCAACAGTTTGCGGTGAAGCACTACCACAACGCCGTGACTGACATTCAGGTCACGCTCACCAAGAGGTAGGAATGACCACGGCCTTTCAATCAGGAGCGTGGCAAGAAGATGCGTTCCAGATTGACGCAGGCGGCAGCGTAGACGGCAACGCCAGTGGCTCCCTTGCTGGTGTAACCCTCGCCGCGCCCACAGGCGCGGCCTCGGGCACTGCGCTTGGTGGCGGGTCGCTCGCTGGCGTAACCCTCACCGCGATCACTGGTTCTGCGACGGGCACATCTGGCGGGGTTGACGGCAACGCGACTGGCTCCATCGCTGGGGTCACTCTCACCACACCATCCGGTGCAGCGTCTGGCACGGCACTGGGCACCGGGTCGATCCCCGGCGTCACGCTTACCACCCCTGCTGGCGCTGCATCTGGAACTGCACGGGGCACAGGCACCATCGCTGGTGTCACGCTCACCACGCCATCGGGCTCGGCCACGGGCACGGCTCTCGGTACAGTCACCATCCCCGGTGTAACCCTCACGGCAGTTACTGGTACGGCCAGCGGGACCTCTGGCGGCGCGGATGGCTTCGCCACTGGCTCCATTGCCGGGGTCACGCTCACCACTCCGTCAGGCGCAGCCTCGGGCACCGCGTCGGCCATCGGCTCCATCCCCGGTGTAACACTCACCACTCCGTCTGGTACAGGGTCTGGCTCCGGTGCGGTTACGGTATCAATCCCCGGCGTCACGCTCACACCTCCGTCTGGCTCGGCCACCGGCTCCGCTCTGGCGACTGGCTCGCTACCCGGCGTCACGCTGGCTGCAATCTCTGGCTCCGCGTCGGGCACTGGCGGCACGATCACTATCAGCCAAGCACGGGCGAACCTGATCTACGAGATCGCGCTGCTGCACGGGCTGGTTCCGGGCAACCCCCTGACTGTCTCGGCGACACAGCGTGCGGCGGGTAACGTGGTGCAGACCATCTCTGGCACCGGGCCGGTAACGGTAACTACCGTCTCCAGCGACATCCTCTCTGGCAGCATTGACGACTGGATCGACGCGCTGGCCGCAGTGCACGGACTGACCTCGCCTCTGGTAGTGACCGCCACATCGCGCGACGCAGGCTCGGTGCACCAGACTATCAGCAGCGACGGTACAACAACGACGGTGACATCGTGAGCCTTGATGCACTCCGCATAGCGTTACAGGGCGCGGGGTTCCCGCTCTCGCCGATCCAGCTTGCCGTCCAAGGTCTGCTGGACGAACTGAAGAAAGAAGAGCAGCCGCCCTCTGGCGCTGCCAAGAAGCACCGATCATCCGCCCCCGATATGAAGGGCTACGTGGATAGGATGAATCGGGAATATCAGCGACAATTACGCATCAAACGTGATGACATGTTAGCAACTGAGTTCATCACCGCACTCGTCCAGATGGAGATACTCGATGGCACGGTCTAACGGCAAAACAAAAGCCTGCTTCTCAGCAGCGATGGGCATCACTCCGACCGAGATCAAGCAGATCGAAGCTCTGGCGGATCAGTATTCCACCGGTGACATTGCAGGTGATTACCTGTCAGCAACACAGGACCTGCTGGCGCAGAAGGAAGAACTGCTGGCCAACGTCAAGGAAGCGATGTTCGACGCCACGGACGTGCACACAGAAGAATCCCTGAAAGAGGCGCTGCTGGGGTTCATGAACGCCAAGTCTCTGGGCAGCCGCGTCATCATCGTGGACAGTGAGTTCGACCTTGACGGCATCGACGCAGAGATCGCCGAAGACCAAGACGCTGTGGCGTGGACCCGCGACGGCAAGGCCGTTCTGATCGCCGATCGCATCCGCAAGGGCAAAGAGCGCGGTGTGTTCCTGCATGAAGTCGGGGCCCACCTTGGGTTCCAGCGCATCCTTGACACAGCGTCATTCCAGAAACTTGTGAATCAGGTTCGCGCGTGGGCAGCTATGCCCGGCAACAGCAAGGAAGCTACTCTGGCCCGCAAGGCGCTGGTGCGCGTGGCCGCTGCCAATACCGAGAAGTCACAGCAGGACACCGAGCTGATGGCGTACTTCGTTGAAGAAGCTGCCGACGCATGGATGAAGCCCAAGGCGCTGTCGAACGGACTGTCCGAGTGGTTCGCTAACCTGTGGGGCGCGTTCAAGAAAGTGCTGATCAAGATGGGCATCGAGCCCGAGCGCCTGACTGCACAGGACTTGGTCGATCTGGCGTACGGCGCCGCCAACTACACGATCCGCGATACGTACCACGGCACCGACAAGGTGTTCGATGCTTTCTCTGACTCTAAGGTAAAGGAGTTGAACAGCAGCTTGCGCGGCTGGGGGCACTACCTGACCGAGGCAGAGTTCAAGGCCAAGAAGTACACCAAGGGCAAGGGTGACGTAGTCGCCACAGCGTACAACGCAAACAAGGAAGACCTGCTTGACTTGGAGACGCCGATGGCGCAACAGAGCAAGGTGGTGCAGGATGCTGTCGCCAAGCTGATGCCCAAACTGGAAGAGATGAACGACGGGCCATTGGACATTCGCGCGATGGACGGGGAAGAGTTCTACCAGAAGGTGGCGTCGCTGCTGGCCGGGTCCGACGACGCGGCGGAGTTCCGCACGAAGTACAAGGCAACGTCACAGCTTCTGAATGGCGCCGGTATCGTGGGCAGCGCATATAACGATGGGACCGCGCAGAACTACGTCATCTACTCCGACAAGAACGTGGAGCAGGTGATGCGCAACCCGGAGAACATCCACGTCGAAAAGGTGCAGTTCTCCAAGGCGGCGCAGCCGCAAGTTGACGCCGCCCTCAAGCAGCAGGTTGACGACATCGACCGCATCCGCGCCATGCTGTCCGACAAGACCAAGGATAACTGGGCCACCGTCACCGACGTGTTCAAGAAGTTCGCCCCGGCCTTCCTGTCAAACTACCAGCTTGTTGAGCAGTTCGGCGGGAAGTTGAAGCCGTTGAAGCAGTACGTTGGGCTGCAGCAGGTGATGACACAGGAGCGCACGCGCGCGGGTATGAAGTTCCACCACATCTCTGTTGAGTGGGACAAGCTGGAGGCTGGGGTCAAGGACCGCCTGAACAAGCTGATGCTGCGCGCCACACTCGACCAGATGCACCCCGACCTGTCGTTCACGCACCCAGACAACAAGCATCTTGACGCCGGGGCCCAAGCCAAACACGCAGCGCTTGCAGCGCAGTACAACGCCCTCGGGCCGAATGCGCAGAAGGTATATCAGGATGCCAAGAACGCCCTGAAGGAGCAGTGGGGCGACCGGGAGAAATCCTACTACTCGCTGGTGGACTACACCTTCAGCGGGCGGCTGGCTGACGCCAAAGCCAAGGGCGACACCGACGCTGTGACCAGCATCGAGAAGGACAAAGCCGACGCCAAGGCAGCGTACAAGAAGCAGCTGGACACCCTGAAGGGCCCGTACTTCCCACTGATGCGCTTCGGCACCTATCTGGCTATCGGTGAATCTCAAGAGCTGGTGGACATGAAGGAGAAGGTGAAGGCCGCTGTCGGCGATGAGCGCCACAAGCTGGAGGCCCAGCTGGAGAAGATGAAGAAGGACCCCAAGCACTACGCAGTGTCGGCGCATGAGACTCGTGGGCAGCTGAACGCCGCAAAGCGCGACATGGCAAGCAAGGGTCTGACGCCGCGCGAAGACATGACCGACCAGTACCTTGATGGCGTCAGCCGTGACTCTGCCAAGATCGTGGCCGAGCTGGGGCACATGGTGTCCGCTACGCTGGATGAAGATTCGGCACGGGCAGTGAATGACGGGCTGGCCAACGTGTACCTGCGCTCGCTGCCTGAGATGCACGCGCTGCGCCGCGAAGCCCACCGTAAAGGTATCGAAGGCGCCAACCCAGATATGCTGCGGGCCTTCGCGTCGGCGGGCCAATCCGGGTCCTTCTACCAGTCGCGCCTCAAGCACGGCGCAGAGATGGCAGATACGCTGTTCCAGATGAAGCGCGAAGCCAAGGGCAACATCGACCTGCAGCACGTCCACCGCGAGATGGAGAAGCGCATGGCGCTGGACATGCAGTTCAAGGAGACGCCAGTCCAAGACTTCATCGCATCCGCGTCGTGGGTGTACCACATGGGCATGTCGCCCTCGAACTGGGTTCTGAACGCCACGCAGCCTTGGCTGGTGTCGGTGCCGATGATGGCGGGCCGGTTCGGCATGATGAAGTCCACCCGTGAACTGGGCCGGGCGTACGCAGACGCCACCAAGATCATGAAGGACGCGCGCCTGAAAGAGGGGAAGATTGATTGGTGGTCTGGCATCAGCGAGAACTCGTTGACCGACAAGGAAGAACGTACCGCCCTGCGTAAGCTGATGGAGCGCGGCATTGTGGACGAAGGTCTGCAGCACGAACTCAACATGTTCGCCGACGGCAAGAGCCGTGGCTTGGCGCAGTTCAACCGCTGGATGGGCTGGGGAAATCAACAGGTCGAGCTGGTGAACCGTACGTCAACTGCGCTGGCAGCGTTCCGCTTGGCCAAGCAGTCCGGTATGGACTACGAAAAGGCGCTCCAGTACGCCTACGACACCACGCTGAACTCGCAGTTCGACTACTCCCAAGAGGGCACTGCCCGGTTCATGCGCGAAGGCGGCGGCGTCCCGATGGCCAAGCTGGTGTTCCAGTTCCGCAAGTTCCAGCAGGGCATGCTGTACGCGCTGGGCAGCAACATCCGCAAACTGGCCGACCCGGCGCAGCGCAAGGAGGCAGCGTACACGCTGGCGTATCTGTCCCTGACGAGCGGTATGGCCGCTGGCGCGACGGGATTGCCGTTCGCTGCCGCAGTGTTCGCGCTGGCCAACGCGTTCCTTGACGACGATGACCCAGAAGGTGACGCAGAGACGCAGTTCGCCAACTGGCTGTTCGACGTCACCGGCGACAAGAAGGCCGCAGATGTTCTGCGCAAGGGCCTGCCCGCCGCGTGGGGCTGGGATGTGTCCAAGCGTATTGGTCTGGGGGATGTGGCGTCTCCGTTCCCGATGGGCCGCTTCGATGGGAAGACCGGCGCCGAGATGGGCGGTCAGGTGACGATGGCCGCGATGGGGCCCGCTGCCGGGTTGAGCGCACGCATGTACGACGGCATCCAGATGATGGGGGAAGGGGAGTTCCAGAAGGGCGCAGAGAAGATGCTGCCCAAGGTGGCTGCTGACCTGATGAAGGCCGGGCGCTACGCCACGGAAGGATTCTCCGACGGCAAGGGTAACCCAACCGGCACCGGGCTGGATGGTGCGGATGTCGTGTCCAAGGCGTTCGGCTTCAACCCGACGCGCGAGTCCGACTACTACGAAGGCACTGCGGCCAAGAAGAATACCGAGTCGGCGGTCAAGTCACGCATCGGCAGTATCGGCAACCAGTTCAAGGAAGCAGTTCGCACCGGTGACATGGGCGATGTGCGCGAGATGATCAACAAGTTCAACGCCGATCACCCGGAGAACCCGATCACCGGCAAGCAGGAAGCGCAGTGGCGCAAGGACGTACGGGATTCGGCACAGGGCCGCACCGGGGCTGGCGTGAAGATGGGCAACAAGAAGGACGGGATTTACAACCCAGTTGCAAGATTCGCGCAATGACGTATACTTGCTAACGCGTAAGCACCTCCCTGTAGTTGACCTGACTACTTAGCCCCCTTCACCGGGGGCTTCTTTTTTGCGCAGTCGCAACAGCTTGCGCTGCCACAGCTGCCACGCAGCCTTCTTCTCCGCAGCGTACTCTGCCCGGTTGTAGACGGCCATCACCCCGGCCATCTTGTGGTTCAGGCACTTCTCAATGACGTGCGGCATCACGCCCATGTCGGCCATGTGGGTAGCCATCGTGCGGCGCAGATCGTGCGGCGTCCATCCCAGCTTCAGGCGCGCCGGTACTCTGGCAAGAGTCTGCCCGTCCATCCCGGCGAACGGTTCCGGGCTTCCATCCAAGAAGCACTTCTCCAAAAGATATCTTGTGGCATGTGTCAGGCTTACACGGGAAGCAATACCGTTCTTTGTCCGATGATGGGGAA